ACAACAGCGAGGAACCTTCATGACCACAACACCATTGAACAAAGAGTTTTCAGACTATTGTGCCCAGAAGGATGCACAGAACACAATTCAATTGAATATCACCAAGTATTGCTTTGAGTTATGTGATGCACTTGTATCTAATTTTATTAATGAATCAATGCGTCGTCATGAGTTCTTGATGCCATCATCTGATCGTCCAGAGTATCATCAAGCATGTATTGATGATCTAAAAGATGGTCGTTGTGGTTATAACTTCACAGTTGATACTGGACGTAAGTATCATAAGATCATGATGAATGCCAATGGTTCACGTAGTGTGCATGCATTTGTTGATCGTAAGACTGGTGATGTATATAAGCCAGCAAGTATCAAAGCACCTGCCAAGGGTGTAAGATTTAATCTGCTGATTATTTCACAACGCAATTGGATGTTAGAGCATGCTGATTGGAGTGGTGGTTATCTGTACCGCAAGGGTTGACAGTTCACTCAATACATAGTATACTACCTTCAGTTCAATCATGAGCACGATGGAATCCGAGATGTATGTCGTCGTCAATGGCGAGGCAATCATGTTAGAGAATGGTCAGGTATCAACTTATCTGGTTGATGTTGACGGCACAATTGACTGGGATAGTCATGATACTTTAGATTGGGAAGATATGCTTCCTGAAGAGTATCAAATGTATAAAGCAGCATATGATTTCTTGCTGACGTACAACAACACTTACATGTATACCAAATGAATCTCATCACTGAACATGTTCTAGAACTACTAGAACCCATCACTGAAGAACTGAAGGTCAAGCCACGGTTGAATATCTCTGACAGAGAATATCAATTGTTTTGGCGTTATCATGGTCATTATCCTGCCGAGTTTGCTGCAGCACTGATGAAAGCATTACCTGAAGGTTATACTTTCGTACAGTACGATCACCTCAAGAATGAACTCACTACCACTCATGAATAAGGCAACTCAAGAACGACTCTCCAGACAGATGGACACCATCATGGAGAATAGACTACGTAGATTCAAGTTTCTCATACGTAAAGATCGTATGGAAGATGCTTTCTCTCTTGCTGATGAATTCTATGAGTGGATGCATCCTGATCATGCTGATGATGATGACCTGATTGTATACTACAATGAAGAAGAACTCGAAGCCCTCTACTACAAAAAGAAAATCCAAAGCCTCTCCGAAGACTTTGAAGATTACGGATCGGCGGAAGAACATTACTGATTGGCCACCACATTCTAAACACTTCCCATATAGACTTGAATGGATCTATCATAATGATAAGATCATTGCTATGTTTGAGTGTGAACATCATCTAAACAAACACCTCATTAGATACAAACTCAACAAGAAGAACTCACGTATTGATATCTTCCCCGAGCATACTCATACATTCAATCCCAAGTATACTAAACCTAAACGTCAACTATTCTCCACCCTAGAGGACTTCTTCCAATGAAACTTAAGAAGACAACAAAACAATTTACTAATAGTAAAGGTGATAAGTGGGAATGGGAAGAGAATGAACAAACACGTAAGGCAATTCAACAACTAGAACAACATGCACCTGATTATGGTGTTGGTAAATGAACTATGATGGACCACTGTATGCACCATGGCACAAAGTATTACAAGGAAGACCATCTCTCATGACACTTGATCTTAAAGAATTACAATACCTTGAACAGATACTGATCAAGACTCTACCTGATAAACAATCAATGGTTATCTTACAGAAGGTACGAAACAAAATACATAAACTCTCCTCTTGAACTATAGACATAAAGCACCAACCAAATACTATGTTGTTGAGTATGATCACATATACTATGATCAACATCTATTGACTCGTGCTAAAGCAGTCTATTTTACTCTCGAAGCAGCACAAGAAGCATCACTTAAGATGATCAAGAGAGGACAACACATACATTCAGTACATGAAGAGAAGTTGTTAAATAAGCCTGAAATACTACACATACTCCGTGAAGGCACTCCGTAGTAGCCACCAGGGTTATCAACGACACAATTTGTTAGTTTCTTAACAACCTGTGGAAAAACCTGTGGAAAACTAAATGTATTAAAAAACATAGGTAACGTGCGGGGTTGTAGTTGGTTTAGCGCCCCAGCACTCGAAAGTCAACGAGGCTTGTGACAGCCTGCGAAGTGACCCCGAGAACTTGACAAATCCGAGGTTTTCTGTTATTATAGAAACATGGAAAAGTCAAAAAGTCAGTTTTTTGACTTTTTCAGAAAACTCAATTAATCAAAAAAATGGAATTTAAAGATTTTGAATCTTCTGCTATTTCTAGTTTAACAACTAATGAAGATAGTCTTACTATTGTATTCAAATCATCTGATAAAGAGTATAGTTACACTATAAATGATACAAAATGGGTAGAAAACCTTACAAATACTATCAATAACAAAGAAAGTATTGGTAAATTTGTATCAACTAGTCTAAAACACAAAAATATAGTTGAAAACAAGGATAATTCTAAATAATTACTCTATAATTGCTATTACTGACTAATAACAATGAAAAACAATCGTAAGTACAATCCAGATAGTAATCACAAAGAACTTCAGATTGAAGATGATTATGAACACTTTGGATATGATGTTAAGAATGCCAAGAGATTCAAAAGCAGAGCAAAACGATCTGCCAAGTTCAGAAACTACGATGAATTTGACTGAATTGTCAATAGGTAGTGGACACAAGTTGAACTGTCCACTATCACTTGCAATTTGATGTGGATCATGTAGTGTATACACAGTTGAAACATTTTCAAATGAGAGTCATCACTACTCCATCAACACGTAGGGGTTACATAGTGACCAAACATCGCACACAGGATGTAAATCAACGTACACTTGTGGATAACTATGGAGCTGCTATGATTGTTGCCCATAACATAAGTGAAATCGAGGGTTGCCGTGTGACGGTTGACAAGGTGGCACGGTAGGGGTTGCAATCTCCTCCCGTTCCTGTATTGTATAGAAGTCAACCAAACGACACCAAACATGCGTAAGATCGAAACCCAGATGAACGCTGCCATCACAGGCAACGCCAATTGGACCAAAGCAAACACATCGGTCACCACGTCCGATGGTGTGTCAGAGGTTCGCTTGCATGGTAACTTGATCGCTAAAGTTGGCGATGATTTTGTTACCATCTTCGATGGAGGTTGGCAGTCTAACACTACCAAATCTCGTCTCAACGCTATCATCAATGAGTTCTGTAATGCCTTCACTGATGGTGTATTTCAAAAGGACTTTGCATGGTACGTTCGTGACAACAAAGTCACCCATGATTTCGTCAACGGTTACACATTCAGTGAGTTTGCATGAGTGAGAGGGGTATATCCCCTCTTTTTTATTGTCCCTACTATCTAACAACAATGGCATCACAGTTCTATTCACTCAAAGCACTCAAAGCAAGGGTTGAAAATCTCATTGAACAACAGGGCGAAGATGCACCAGCAGCTGGGTGGATTTACACCAGCGAAGATGTTGTGAAGTACGATGATAATGGTGATGAGGTGTATCAATCAGATGAAGTCTGCCAGGACGTGTTAATTAACCTGCAAGACTATGATCACATTCATTCAGCAATTGTGGACGCTATTGATGCAGAACTCGGTGAGGTTATGTAACACAAACTGATTCAGCCGCCCGTGGACGATCGACCTAGTGGCACACTGTCTCTCGCATTGCCTCTCACAGCCCCTATAATAAGGACATGAACGAAACGACCTACGAAATCGCTTGCCCGACCTTGGGTGAGTCAGAGACCACGACCGATCTCGATCGTGCCATGGACATTTGTTACAGCATGCATGAGGAGTCCGACTCCTATGCATACATCCGTGATTCATTCGGTGATATCGTCGGTGAGTATGGAGACGTGATGGAAGCAGTTGCACTGGGGTTAGTTTGATGAAACGCACTGGATTCTTTATGCATAGCGAGAACCCCTCGCCACTGATGCTGAAGGTGATGGAGTCAATCCAACGCCAACACCAACAAGAGATGGAGTATAGGACGGCAGTCCGAGCAGGACGCATCCAACCAGACCAGTTCACGAGCTGGAACATTAGCGACAGACATTGATCGCTGACCCTGTAGACTATTCTCAAGAAACAAAACAAACAATGGATCAACCAACCTACGCCGTCCAACCTGCAGCATGGGGCAACTTCGATGGATGGGGTTGCGACTACACACCAACGATCGATGCAGCATACAAATCATGCAAGATCTGGCGTGAGATGGGCGAGTCTGGCGACATGATGATCTGGCGTATCCTACCAGGTGGCAACCCCATCCGATGGGTGAGAGTCTATGCAGATGAGTCGATCGAGAGTGTGACAACCCAGGAGCTGGCACTGCTTTCCTAGGCAACGCCCCTCTACCGACTACAATTCAGAAGTACACAACACAGGACACAGCATGAACGGTTGGGCAACTTACGAGACTTGGAACGCTGCACTGTGGATCGGCAACGATGAGACGATCTACCGCCACGCCAAAGAAAACAAGAATCTGGGCTATCGCAAGTGGGCAAAGCGTTTCATCGATGAATTCGGTGAGTACATCACGGGCGACGGTGTGGCATGGTTGCATGACGACATCGACCAAGATGAGATGGATCAGATGCTAGCAGAACTGTAAGGGGTCGCCCCCTTCCATGCTACAATAAACAAGAACACAACCCCACACCATGAACGCCACCGCTTTTAATCTCGACAACGCCATTCGCATCTATGAGGAGACGATCGCTCCTCTTCATGCTCGCTACCTGGCAGAAGACAACGCAGGCGGCAAGATGAGGGCATCGATGGGCGACCTCTATGAGGACGTGGCACAGGCAGTGATCTATGCAGTTGATCCGTCGATCGTGTGTAAGCACAACGATTATATCATGATCGAGAGCAGGGGAGGCAAGAGCTACAAGAAAACACAGGTGGACATCCATGCCTATAAGGATGGAGAATTGATTTTCATTGTGGAGGGCAAGACCTATCTAGACTCCTCCATGCTGGACCGTGCCTGTAGTGAGTTTGACAAGATCCGCCGTGTCTACCCTGGCATACCTGCAGCGGTGTTCACAGGACAGGACGCCACCGACCCTGACTCTGCAGCATGGTTCGCTGATGAGACAGAGCATCAGGTCTTCGTTGTGAACAGCACCAAACAACGCAGGAGCACAGCCCCGATCTTTGAGACAGCAGACCCGCTCGACATGATGGCACTGCAGGCATTCGCCCGATGGGTTGACTCCTGCCTCTGATCTGGTAGACTATCCAAAGAACACAACCCACAGCATGATGATTTCACTAGACACCAGAGAGCACAGCAGCGCCACCGACAAGATCCAACTCTACCCACTGTCTCGCCTGGTGTTCATCCATTGGTCCTCGGGTCACTACTCATTGCACCGTGCCCGCTTGCGTGACATGTTGTTACTATTAGACCAACGAATTGGATTCGGTGAGTGGTGCAACCGTTACGCTCTTAATTAACACTAACCTAGGCAGTACAGTATTAAACATAAGACCTAGCACTAAATGATAACAGGGGGCAGTAAAATGCCCCCTTTATTGTATACCCCCGAACGCCGAGCGGGACTCCTACCCGTTCCCTAACCTACAAAGTGTTACCCAAACGAGATAAATATTCCAAGGAAATCAAAAAAATTTCCCGCCAAAAAAATGCTCAAAATAGTTGAATCATGAAAGACTACGATAGCTTCATTAATAAGCAAGCAGAAGTTCTCAACGAGTTTGATGATTTCTGTGAACAATTCGAGAAACGCGCTGCCGAGAACTTTAAGAACCCACAACAAGAAGATGAACGATTTGAACTCCTCAAAGAAATCTCCGAACCTGGAAGAAGTGCTATCGATAGCATTCCAAGAGATTCGGGAACTGAAAGCTGAAGTTGAGCGTCTAAAATCTCCAAGCCTCATGTATAGACGCCCTGGTGCTACCGCACATGAGAAGATAACAGATTACTTGGATGATGTAGATAAAAGACTAAAGAAATTAGAATAATGGCAATTCTCATACCTGATGGAACATCGTTTACTTTAGGTTCTGGACCTGGGTGGAAGATGCTGCCGCCCCCAGGACCATTTGTGATACCTGGAATGTTTCGGGATGGGGTGAACTTGAATATCTACGAGACCGTGGGGGTAGTGAATGTCACTGCTCAAGCGAACTTGGTATGCCCTGGAGGAACGCCTGGTCCTGCACAGCCGAGTCCCGAGTTAATCACAGGTATCAGTATTGGTGTCATGCCACCTGGTTGTATTGTACTAGCGGGAGGTGTACCAACGATAGCAGAAATGCTACCTGGCACTGATGCTGTGAGTTTTGGGAGTATCCGTGTAGCACCTGGAGTCACCACATTAGTATTGCCAATCCCTCTCATTGGTAATTACACGGAGAAGTATATGTATGATATGCAGGCAGGTTTTGGAGAAAGTTATAAAGGTAGTGTAGTACCACGTACCAGGGACAATATGAGGGGCGTCACATTTCAGGGAGGATTTGGAGTACAGAAAACCTTTAAGCGTGATGAGAAGTTAAAGAGGATCGGTGGATCGGGAAGGCTCTCTGCGTTTCAGGCAACACCTGAAGGTAGGGAGTTTATTGGACCTGCAGTACATGATATAGCACAGAGGGGTAGTAACTATGTACATGCTTATAAGCCGTCTCTGATCAAAACTCTGCGTTTTCATTATGAGATCACAGTCACGAGTACGTGTCCACCATACATTTGGAAGTTCCCAGCATATATCGATGTAGATAATAACTGGCAAAATCACACCAAGCGTACTAAATATCGTTTAAGTAAGCAAGCAGAAGCGAGAGAAGGTTAATGCCAGCAGGAAGTGGAATCAGTCGATTAAAAGATCTAGAGAGTGGTCATCAGTGCTGGCCACCTGTACCTGTAATTACAGGATCAGCGAACGTCTTTGTGAATAAACTTGCAGCAATAAGAGTTGGTGATATAACTGCAATTCATGTATGTGGTAAAAAACCACCGCATGCTGATACTTGTGTAAAAGGGTCTACAAGAGTCCGAATCAACATGTTGGATACAATGCGTATAGGTGATACGTTATCCTTTGGTGCCGTGATGACAGAAGGGTCACACACGGTATTGGCAGGAACGTAGATCTGTGGTATAATAATAGAAGTTCATCACTAGAATAATGGCAAAGCTTAATCGATCTCTAATGGGCAATTCGTTTATTGAACCAATTCCAAAGAAGAGTCGTCAAGGCAATGGTAAGAACACCAAGTATGCAGCATCGAGTCGGAACAGTGCAAAGAAGCGTTATCGTGGTCAAGGTAAAGGATGAATTTAATTTGCAATCTTCCTGCAGAGAAAGTGTGGGTTCGTAGGGAATACTTACGAGATCATCAAGATGGGCATGGGGAGTTTGTAGAGGGCGTCTGGGTATGTGCTAAAAGCATACCTGGGCGTGCTTTTTACTTTGAGACATACTTGCCTACATATGGAGCAATGTATGACAAGCTACCTATCAGTGCATTTGTAAGATCACCTAAAACACCAGATGTTGATATGAGTCTGGAAAACCTACAATTTTGGAATTGTATGGATTATGGTGTTGCATGTATGAACAAAGGATTTGTAACATCAATGGACTGTGAGGTCTTTACAAGAGACCATGGTTTGATGAAAGGTCAATACTTGTTTACATTAGATAACTATCATGCAAATCCAGATGTGATAGATAATAATGTGAGTGAAGTGCCTCAAGAGCATAAATCACATAATTGCATTGCATTAGAGAATGGTCAGTATGCATTGTATCCTAATAATAGGATGCGTCTGTATGACCTCTCTATCACCCCACAGGAACCTCAATTCCCTGACTTTAAAGTATCTACCATAGAATACCAAGTAGAGGCAGGAATCGACTGGGGACGCCTAGGAGACACTGACGATTATTTTTGGCAAACACAACAGGAGAAAGAAAATGGGTAATTCACCAACTGATAAGAGCAAAGATTTTATCAAATCAGGAATGACTCTTATCACTCAAATCGAATCTGACAAACTTTTGAAAAAAAGCAAGACAGAAGATAAGAAAAAGGACCATAAATAAACAATAAATCGTGTTATTGTGCCCAATCAACAGTCTTTTAAAGATTTAAAGGTTACTATGAAGCCTCACCCAATTACGGGTGACTTACTAGTAACCAAAGACGATGCATCTGTTAAACAGTCAGTTGTTAATCTTATATTGACTACTCCTGGAGAAAGATTCTTCGATGATCGGTTAGGTTGTGGTGTTAGCGAATTATTATTTGAACCACTTGATTTTGGTACAGCGGGTTTGATCGAAGAAGAAATCAAAACCACTTTGAGGTTGTACGAGTCTAGGGTTGATGTGACAGAATTGTCAGTTGACCCAAACTTTGATGATAATGCTTTTGATGTTGAGATAGAGTTCACTATCCGTGGTCGTCAAGACGAACCACCTCAAAACGTCAACTTCCTCTTACAGAGAACCCGATGAAGTATATTCAAGTCAATAATTTAGATTTTGCTGACATCAAGACTGCGCTCAAAGATTACTTAAGAGCACAGACTGATTTTGTCGATTTTGATTTTGAAGGGTCTGCTTGGAGTAATTTGCTAGATGTACTAGCATACAATACGTATTACACTGCGTTCAACACGAACATGGTGGCTAATGAATTGTTTTTGGAGTCAGCAACACTCCGTGATAACGTTGTATCTCTTGCGAAACAATTAGGATATAAACCAAAGTCTATTGTTTCTCCGCAAGCAACAGTTAATTTTCAAGTAAATTTTACAGGAACATACCCAAGTGTCATTACCTTGAAGAAGGGCACGGGATTTGTTACTACATTTGATGATCAGTTATATCGTTTTGTCGTAATTGATGATTATAAAGCGGGAGTTATCAACGGTCAAGCAATTTTTGAGAACGTTGTACTCCAAGAAGGAACTTTGATTGAAGAGACTTACACCAAGTCTACGGTATTAAAAAATCAAAAGTTCATTCTAAAGAACAGCGGTGCGGACACTAGCACACTTCGTGTCAAAGTATTTCCCATCGAGAACTCATCAGAGTTTGCATACTACAATCAGATTAACAATATTATTGATATTGGAGCATCTGACAAGATCTATTACGTAGATGAAAACGCTGATGAGCAATATCAACTCTTTTTTGGTGATGGTGTAGTTGGTTCTGCGTTAGAGGACAATAACTACGTTGAGGTATCATACTTAATTTCTGCTGGTGCAGCTGCAAACGGCGCTAGTGTATTTACATTTAGTGGTATACTACAGGATAATAACGGTGTTGCGTATCCACTTACCGTAACTAACATCACGACAGTTTCTGCAGCTGATGGTGGTGCAGGTATTGAGAGTATTGATAAGATTAAGTTCAATGCCCCCAAACTATATGCCACACAGAACAGAGCAGTTACTGCAATGGATTATGGTGCTATCGTAAGGCAGATTTATCCTGCAGTATCTGACATCATTACATATGGTGGTGAAGAGGAGAGATACCCTGAATTTGGTAAGGTCAAGATTGTTATCAAACCTGATAGTGGCGCTACACTCTCTAGTGTAACTAAAAAGCAAATTATTGCTAGATTGAAAGACTATGCTGTGGCATCAGTCACTCCAGAGATTAAGGATCCATCAATTTTGTATTTGGAGTTAGACAGTAGAGTCAGCTTCAATACTCGTATTACAAATCAATTCCCTACAGATATTAAATCTAAAGTCACAAATGCTGTAGAAGACTATACTAAACTGTCTGACACCGAGAAGTTTAACGGTAAGTTTAGATATAGTAAGTATGTTGGTGTGATTGACAATGCTGATCGTTCTATCACCTCTAACACTACAACAGTAATGATGAGGAAGGATTTCTATCCACAGATCAATACTACAACATTCTATGAACTTTGTTTCCAGAATGCATTTAAGTTGTCATGTCCTGAAGATGGACCTGTTGTTATGTCAACAGGATTCAAGGTAACTGCTTATCCTAATGTTGTAGTTTATTTTGAGGACAGGGATGGTAAAATCGTCCTATATAGATTGGATCCTGGTACAGGTGAAAAGATTGTCCTGAACGACAATATTGGTGATGTTGATTATGAGGAAGGCGAAATCAAATTATATGATGTAACCATCTTACAGGGAACCTTCTTTGACAACAGAATCTCGGTTCGAGTGATCCCACGTAACAACGACATTAATGCATCTAGACACATGTATCTAGATTTAGATGTTGCAAACAGCAAGTTCGCGGTATATCCAGAGTAATAGATGAGTACACAGATTTCGGCTCTAATTGAAGACCAACTTCCTGGGTTTATTGTTTCTGAATACGAAAACTTTTCGAGTATTTTAGAAGCATACTATCGACAACAGGAATCAGTCGGTCAACCTCTTGATATCATCAGCAACATTACGAAATATCGTGATGTCGATTTTTATGAGAAAAATTTACTGAAAGAATCTACTACAGTTGCTTTGACTGTAAATGCATCCTCCACGACTTTGGTAGTCGCTGATGCTAGTTCATTTCCAGAGAAGAACGGATATATTAGAGTTGGAACAGAAATCTGTTTCTATAAAGAGAGAACAGCTACAGAATTTTTAGATGTCTCTAGAGGAGTGAGTGGTACAACCATTCTCGGAGACCTGCATAATGAATCCACATTTGTGTCTACATCAGCAGTAGACCACTTGGTTGGTGAAGATGTACATAACTTAAGTCATTTGTTCTTGTATGCCTTTGTAAGGGCATTTGAGCGAGAGTACCTAGTTAACTTTCCAGAAGCATACTTGAAGGATGATGTAGATAAGAGACTCCTGATCAAGAACATTGGAGATTTTTACAAAACTAAAGGTGGCAACAAATCTATCAGATTCATCTTCAATACTATTGTATCAAAGAGAGCTGATGATATTCCAACTACATACTTTCCAAAAGATAGCACCGTAAAAGTATCGGAATCTGATTGGTCTGCTGTATTTGCAATACAAGCAATCGTTTTAAGTGGTGATGCCAATAAATTGATTGGTAAGACTATTATCCAGCAAGAGGATAAGAATTCTATTGGATCGTCATATGCATCTGCTAATGTAGAGAATATAATCCAAATTGGTAAAGTAGGAGACTATGGTCTTTATAATTTAATTATCGATCCTGTTTCTGTAAATGGCGATTTTAACATCCCCCAAAAGACAGTGCTGGACAGGGTTTTGGGGACCTCTCTTACAACTAACGATACAATCACTGTAGACTCTACTTTAGGTTGGAGTTCCGAAGAAGGGTTTGTACAGATCAATGGCGAGATCATTGAGTATGAAGGAAAGACTGCTAGACAGTTTATTATCAAAGAACGTGGAACTGTCACGAGAATTCATAATGTCGGTGACATTGTAACTAGTTACTCTAATGTAAGAAGTGACGATGTTAGTTTGCTTCTATATGGCATTCTAACAAAACTTTCTCCAGATCAAGTATATCCTTACTCCCAGAAGGGAGATAAGATCCAGATCTCTAAACCTGGATTTGAAACTAGAAATACAATCATTTATGACGAATCAACTAGATCTGTAAGGTGGAAAGTAAATACCACTGGTGCTGTTGCTTCGGTTCCTCTTAATCCTGGTGTAGGTCTTCCACTCCAAAAATATTTGGCTGATGTTAGTGCCGTCTATCAAGATGGTCAGTATTACTATATTGCAACATCTTCATATCCATCCACACCTATTCTTACTGGTCAGGATCAACCCAATCTAGTTGATGCTAATCAACTCAAGCTGATACCAAAATCTACCAGTACAACTACTGAAGTATATAAAACGCCATTTAGAGATATTGGTGTATTTGTAGATGGTAGTATTGCTTTTGGATATAAGAGCGAGGATCAAATTGCATATGGCAACATCCAATCTTACACATTGACCTCCAGAGGTTCTGGATATACAAAACCTCCTTTTGTCCTTATTAATGGCGAAGAACAACTAGCTTTGTCAACTTTAGTCGGTGATACTGTAAACTCTGTATTTACTCGTCTCAATAAGAATTTCACAGCAGACCCTCTAGTAGAAATTGTCAGTGGAAGAAATGGTGTAGCAGAAGCTATTGTAACTTCTGGTGAAATTACTAGTATTCGTCTAATTAACGCTGGAGAATATTATTCAGCACCTCCAGTTGTTATTATTACCGATTTGGCAGGAAAAGGTAGATTTGGAGAATTTAGAGCGACTGTTGATACCAAAGGTAAGATTACTGGATTTGAAAAAGTTGATGGCGGTAAATTCTACACTCAAGAGAATGTACGAGTAGAAATTGTAGAAGAGGCAAGAAATAATCCTGCTACTGCAACTGCCACAATTTACCGTTGGGTAAAAGACCGATTTTTTAATAATTCTAATTTCATTGATGATAATGGTGGTCTTGCAATAAAAGACCTCATAGAAAATGAGTTTTACTATGGAGTGGTTGCAAACCCCAAACGCCTTCGTTTTAGACTAGGGGACAATTTAACGCCAACTCAATTCCAAGAGACTTCTACTTTAACACACTCGCCTATCCTAGGTTATGCCTATGATGGTAATCCTATTTACGGTCCTTACGGTTTTAGCAACCCGCTATCGAATCAATCCTCTATTGCGAGGATGAATAGTGGATATCAGCTTAAGAATTCAAGAACTGATGGTCCTGTTGATGCTCCATATGACATGGGCACCTTCGTTGATGACTATGAATGGATTGCTACTGTTGATACAGGTAAGACTCGCCTTGATGTTAACAATGGTAGATTCTGCGTCACACCAGAATATCCACAAGGTACATATGCATACTTTGTAACTATTGATGCTAGTAATACTCCTGTATATCCTTATATCCTTGGAGATAACTTTTATTCTTTACCAGTTAGGTCCAACTACGAAAGTAAAGTAACTCAAAGATCTATTCCTACTACATCCGAACGTTTGTTCATTCCAGGAACGTTGAAGAATGGTTCTGGAGAAGTTGCGTATATTGATACTGTAAGTAAAGGATTTGTTAATACAGTAAGCATTGAAGATTCTCAACCTACATTCCAAATTGGATCAAGAATATACGTAGATGACAGTGGCACTGGTGGATCTGGTGCTGCTGGCATTGTTGCATCTACATTTGGCAAGACTGTCTCTAGTATTGAATCTAAAGAAACCAAAGCAGCTTTATTGACATCTCTTTCTAGTTTCTTTGCATTTGAGGGTGATATTATCACTCAAGAGACTACAGGTGCAACTGGTGAAATTATTAGAGACATTTCTGAAGAGAATGAAATTGGTGTCAGAAATATCACTGGATCCTTTGAGGCTGGATATGAAATCAATTCTTCTACTCAAGTAATCAATTTACTGCTATCTCAAAACAGTTCTTACACTTTAGGAGCAACTCTTGCTTTAGTTCTATTTGAGGATCCAACAACAGAGATTGCCACTGGAGAAATCCTAAATCAAACTGTTGACCAAAATTCAGTTCGACTAAAGGTTACAAGTGGTGATTTTGCCGATTACCTCGATTATAATGAAGGTGAAGTAATTCTTAAAAGTTCTGACCTAGGTAATACTGCAGGAACAGAGATTGTAATTATTAATCAGTTGAGTAGAAATATTAATATTACTGATGTTGATGATTCTATTGCTATTCTAGAAACAACTGAAAATCATGACTTTGGCACTGGAGATATTATTAATATCACAGTAGATCCAGATCCTGCCACTACAGAGACAACTTACTATGTGACGAAGAAAAAGTTTCAAGAGATCACTTTACTTCCAAATGAATATCGTGCAAAGGTTGATGATACTGGCGTTGGCGAATCTACTGTACTTGGTTTAGGTAAAGACTACATTTCTGGAGAGTATACTGATGTCCCTCTTGTATTTGCTAATTCTGCTTTGTCGAGATCTGATGTAGTAGCAGCAAAGGCATCTGTAAGTGTAGACACTGCTAATTTTGATAACAGTGGTAATATTGGTAATATTACTATTACTAGTGCTGGTGCAAATTATAAAGCAGACGATATCCTAACAATTGATCCATCTGCTATTGCTAAAGTAGATGCAGCTGATTCAGACATCTCCCCGATTCTATCGATGGTGTATTTGAATCAAACAGAAGTTGAGTCTTATGCACAAAAAAGATTTTTCGTTGCTGAAGCAGATTATCCAACTGTAGTAACAGCACTGGGCGATGTCGGAGGATTCTTCCAGAATGATGCTGGTGGTACTAATCTCATCTATATTTCTAAAGATGATGACAATTTTGCTTTCACTTACTTTGTTGCCGATACTGAAGGTGAAGACTTAACTACTGATGATACTATCAGTGGTGTTGCAATTACCAGTGTTGATGTATACAGCCCTCCAGGTAGTCTCAAACCTCAATACAGATTTGAAGATGATCAAGGAGAGCGAAACCCAAATTATGAAATACGTGTAGGATCTACTCTTACTTTACAACCAATGCCTGGTCATTCAGTGCATGTTGTATCTGACATAGAGTTGGGACTCAAAGATGATGGTCGTGCTCAATTTACTATCGATTATACAGTTGCTGGTGGTGTTACTAACAGTGGATCTGTTACAGATCCTATTGTCTTTGTACCTACAGTTCCTGGTGTATATCAATATGTCTGTGTAACTCATCCAGAAGCTCGTGGAACTATCACAGTGTATCCTGCACCAAGTGCTGCTGGTCCACTAATTAACGTTGATTTTGTTGGTTTTGGTGTTGATAGAACAGATGTAAACGTTACTAATACTTTTGCAGCATCAGTTGATGATCTTGTATCTATTGGTAACGAGATCGTTAAAATTACTGCTGTAGATACAGATAATAAAAATATTTCAGTAGCAAGAGCTCAAGAAGGAACTATCAAAGTTAATCATTCTAATAATAAAGATTTAGTATCTTATTTGCCGAATTACAGATTTGCAGCTGGTACAAGAATTGGAACTGGTGTTAATGCACCAGTAGTTGTTTCTTATGACAATGAAACTAAAAAACTAATTGTCAACTGGGATTACAATGCAACTAGCCCTGTTGCTTTGACCACAGTATCATCAATTGTTGATACCAGTAATCCACAAAAAATTGTTACTGTCGGTTCTGTAAATGATATTCGTGATAAACTACTATTCTCTACAGATAATACAAATTTCCTCACTAATCCTATTGTAGATATTCAGAAGTATTATTTCTACAAGTTTGATGTAAGTCATCCTTCGATGTTGAACTCTTACCTTGATATCTCAACTAGTCCAAACTTTAATGTCTTTACCGAAGAAAAAGAAGTTGGTTTGACTGAACCTGGTAATGCTGGTGCATTTGTGAGAATTAGACTTGGATATGGTGCAAACATTGGAGAACAAACAAGAAAAGATGTTAACTTCACAAGTTACTACTATTTCTTGACTTCTTCTACAACTGATACTGAAGGATCTTATCTTCGTATTGTTGATGACCCTTTGTCAGGTAGAAAAGAAGTTGCGTACACTACAGACAAAAAAGTTGTCTACAAACTTTCCGATGTTCCCCAATACGATGGAACTGGAGATATTAGATATACAGGTAAGTCAGTTGGTAAGATTCATTCTATCAAGCTAGACAATCTTGGATCTGAATATGATAAGTTGCCAATTATTAAAGGTGTAGTCCCTGCAGATGGATACAAAGCAGTCGTTAATGCTGTCAGGAGTATATCTACTAATAAAATTATTTCAATTGATATTGTCACTCCAGGTCAAGGATATTCTAAACCAGAAGTTGTTGTTGCTTCTGGTCTGGGAAGTGGTCTCAAAGCAATTGCTGATGTAAAGGATGGTATCATCACTCAAGTCAGAATTACCGATCCTGGTAATTATACCACCACACCAAAACTGGAAATTATTGAAACAGACAATAAGTTGTTCTTTGTGTCTGATAATATTGGTCGTCCACAAAACGTTAATTTTGTAAGAAATGGATCGGGATTCCATAGCGATAGTACGATTAGATCAAATTACTATTCACCTGATGTTTTTATTCTCGATACCTTTGAGTTAGACGCATTTAGACCTGGTGAAACTATTGAACAGAAAGTAAATGGTATTATTGTTGCTCAAGGCATAGTTGCTCCAAATGGATGGAGAGTAGGATCTAATATTCTACGTTTGGAAGATGTTGTCGGTGTTTTCAAAGAAGGACAGACTATCATTGGAAAGAGTAGGAAGAAAACTGCTCGTATCAAGACAATTAGTAGATCTTCGTTTATCCCTAACATTGTTACTAGAGAAAAGACAATTGGTAGATTTACTTCCGACAGAGGAAAGGTAAGTTCTAGCAATCAAAGAATTCACGATTCTAATTTCTATCAAGATTATTCTTATGTTGTTAGATCTAGAACACCAATCAACCAGTGGCGTGATGTAATTAAAGATACCACACATCCAGCTGGATTCAAGATGTTTGGTGAAGTCTACGTGGAATCTGAAGGTGTATCTGATATGCCATCTGATCAGAAGGCATTTAAGTCCACCATGTATTTGGTTGGTCCTCCACTTGCAGTATCCTCTCTATCTACAAAGAGAACTATTCAGCAACAGGTAATTAAAGTAAAAGACTCTAGAGTTATTAGAGGTGAAGGATCAGTTTCTGTATCCGATTTTGACGAAACTCTTACCAGAGTAAGAGAACTTAAGTTGTCTCCTGCTTTTGACGGTAGATATGATCCACAGACTGGTTTGAAAATTGGTAACAAACAGTTTACTATTACTGATGCTGCAACTGGTACTGCATACACACCATACAATGATCAAGAAATTTTAATGACCATTGATGGTATTGCACAAAGACCAGGATATTCTTTTAAAGTTGTAGGTAACCAACTTTTCTTCTTTGAACCGCCACTTGGTCCAAGAGTTACTGAAGATCAGCTTGTTCCCCCACAGAGTGCATATATTAGAGCATTCAAGTTTAGAGAAGATACGGATAATGCACGTTATCTGAAAAATTTAAAAAATATTGCAGATTCGTTCGACGGTAGAACTAGAATCTTTGATTTGAATTGGGACGATGGTAGTGTCGTGAAGACACAGGTCAATGAAGACTTGTTTGTGTATCTCGATGGAGTATTACAGCAAGGTTCTTATGAGATCAGAAGATTTTCGAGTCCAAACAAAACAGATCGTATCGCTTTTGTCAAAGCACCTAAAAACTACAAGGATCTTTATGATTCAGATGCTTTTCCACAAGAACTGCAGAATGAAACATATTTTTATGGATTTGGCGTAGGTCTATACGAAAGACTTGGTATCGACAAGAGAATAGTTCCTTATAATCAAAATAATCAATACCTAATCTATGACTCAAATAATAATGTAAGAACTATTGATAGTACATTATATGCATATGTTTATGTAGATGGTGTTCTCCAACAACAAGATCTGTCATACAAGATCAATGGAGCTTCAATTACTTTTATGGAACCATTGGAGTATTCAGAACAGGCAGATGGATCTTATACTTGTGCAAGAGTAGATATTATTCGTTTGTATGGTAAGAACTATCAATCTACTCTCAATATCTTTAATTATGAACAAGATGCTTTCTATAACAGAGCAACTGTAACTTTTGATGGTGCAGGTACATACGATACCATCTCTTCTTGGTATGTCTTAAACACTAGTGATAAAACTAGTGTTGTACAAGGAGGTAGGGTTTGGGGTGAACTTATGAGTATCCAAAAGGGAACTGGAGATCAATGGATTGCTATATTGAAATCACAAAATATTGATTTTGTTGCTGGCTCTGATGTCACTTTTGATAGATTTGATGGAGATCCTTTGACAATTAGTTTCACAGACTTCTCTATTGCATATACAACAAATGTTGCTGGAGAACGTATTCTTAATCGTGTGGAAGCAAACTATATTCCTTTCTTGCCTACTAATGATTCTTTTGATAGTTACGACTACCGTGGCGAGATTCTAAAAGAGCATCCAACTCTCCGTAGAGGAGATAAGATCATGATTGATGGTGAAAGTGAATATCGTAATATTATTAGTTCTCCACTTTTTGCTAAAACAACTGATTATCGTCCAGGTGGTAATGCTTCTGCTAACTTCTTTGCTAAAGTTGCTGCTTCTGATTATAACGGAGATGTATTAGGTGAAGGTCTGTCAGTTACAACAACCATTGATACTGGTAAGGTAACCTCTTTGAATTGGAATAGAAGGGAACTAACGTATTTCTTCCAAAATAGTATTCTTATCAATCCTACTGCCTATAACTATAATAGCCCACCAGTATTGAACTTCATTCCTACGAATGGTGAGGGTGGCGGTGCTAAAGCACAAGTTATAGTATATGGTGGTCAAATCATTGACATCATTTTAGTAGATGGTGGTTCTGGATATACTGCTCCTCCAAGAGTTGTTATTTCTAGAGGATATGATATTCTTCGTGAAAATAATCATCCAGAGTTTTCTTTAGTTAGAACTATTTTTGGTGGTCAAGGTGAAGGGTTGAATGCAACGATTCAAACTACATCCTCTGTTATTGATCTATATCGACGTAACTTGGTTGAGCATGTTGCTGTTATACAATCTCCTAATCCTCTTGGATCTGCGAGATTGATTGGCAGGAGAATGGATTTAGTTACTCCTGAAATTGGAATGGGATTCCCATTCGAGCAAGATATCATTACACATATTCAATATGTTGTAGCAACACAATCACCAGCTGCTATTGAGCAACCAACTTTCGTCAGAGTGTTCCTTGAAGCAGAGGATATTGGATTTGAATCATTCCGAGTGGATAAGACCAGATATTTCAATTCTGGTGTTATTGCTTTGGATGAAAATCCAGTTACTTATCCACAATTCTACACACAAGGTAAATTGGGAGGTACTGTAGCTTCATTTATTGATTACTTGTATCTAGATGTTGGTTATGCAAATGTATCTGGAATTACTCTAGAGCAACTTGAATTGACATACACACAATTCAATGGTATCAGCGAAGGTGTTGATACATGGATGGAAAATATGACATTAAATAATACCTCCTTGACAACTAATGGAACTCTATTTAATCCTGGAATTCCATCTATTCAAGAGTTGATGTCTTATCTAGATGCACCACTGCTAGCAAATTCAATTGTCATCTACATTCCAGATACCACTAATTTCCCTGACAGTGGTAAACTACTTGTCGGTAAAGAGCTTGTAACCTACACATCTAAATTATCTGATCGTCTTATTGGTGTTACAAGAGGTGTTGACAACACAACAGCAGAAGCACATACTGCTGGTCAGTTCATCAGGACTATCGGTCTAGGGACAACTCTCTAGAAACACCGTATAAATATAAATAACACAGAAATCCAACCCGTATCTCTTATTTTCAATGGCTGCTATTATCTCGGAAAAGTTCAGAATTTTTAATGCGAAGCAGTTCCTAGAGTCTTTAACCGAAGGCGCTAGTGATACTGGTGCCGACCGAAGTCGAATGTACTTCTTTGTCGGCAGACCCCAAGCATGGGACTCGTATCTAGAAGTTTATGCTACAGATGGCGGGACTTTTACCGCTGGCAATCAAGTATATGTTGGTGCTGCTTTGGGCAGTGCTACATTCAAGGGCACTATCGCAAAGGTTTGTCCTAATAGTCTTCTTATTCAATCGGTTGGTCCTCTTCCAACTGCTGCTCCTGTTTTGGGATCAGCACTAAAAGAGTCTGATGGTTCGGCAGATACGGGTGTTACCGCAACGTCAGGTGTCTACAGATATTCTACAGAGAATGTTCCCCCTGTACCCCTTGACAATCAGACCGAGAAATTCAGCGTTTATGACGACATTATTGCAGCAAAAAGAATTACTTCTTCTTATGCAAGATCTGTTGTAAGAAGATACAACTGGGACACAGCAAACAATCCCAAGTTTGATATGTGGAAACCAAACTATTTTGCTACCCCAGCTGGTGGTGGACAAATTGGTGTTTCTACTGCTACGGGTGCAACTGGTATTGGTTCTGCAAAGTTCTATGTAATGAACCAGAACTATGAAGTATTCAAGTGTCTTTATAATGGCGAAAGTATCGCTAATCCATCTGGTGTTAACGTAGTTCACGAACCAAAGACTAACCCTTCGGCAGGTCTAGGTACATATGCTGCTGGAATCTTCACTGCTCCTGATGCTTCTTACATCTGGAAGTACATGTATACCATGCCTACCGATGATGTACTAGCATTCCTTTCTTCTGACTTCATGCCTATCTCGGCAGCAGGAGAAGCAACTAGAGTTGCAACTGAAACAGCTGCTGTTGCTGGTTCTATTAATGTCGCCCTTATCAAAGATGCTGGTACAGGTCTTACCAACGGCACTTTCTATGCTCCTATCATGGGAGACGGTGCTGGTGGTGTTGTCAAACTAACAGTTACTGGTGGTGCTATTTCTGCTGCAGAACTCGAAGTACCAGGTTCTGGTTACACTTATGCATCTGTTCCAGTTGTAACTGGTGTTCCTTCTGGAGTCGCTGGTAGCACTGAAGCAATTGGTTTGTTTACGGATGCAGCACTTACTGTATCACAAGCAGTAGCAGCAACTTCGGCTCCAGCACTAGAAGTTATTCTTCCTCCTCAAGGTGGTCACGGATCTGACTTTGAAACTGAACTTAACACAAAGCGTGTTATGACGAACATTCGTCTCACCTTTGTTGAGAATGCTGGTGACTTCCCTGTAGATAACGACTTCCGTCGTATCGGTATTATCAAGGACCCTCTTGAGTACGGTACAACTACCTTCGCTACAGCAGATACTCTTTCTGGTCTAAAGTCAGTTAAATTGACTGGAGCAACTGGAAACTTCACTCCTGATGAGATGATCTCACAGACTGTTGCTGGAGGCACTGCAAAGGGCACTGTAGTCTCTTGGACCCTAGATGCTGGTTCTCCTACTCCCACGCCTGGAACACCTGGTAGCGGTGTTCTGAAGTACATTCAGAGTCCAGAGTACCACAAAGATGGTAATGAAATTGTGAGAGACTTTGCATCTGATGCTGCAAATGCAATCACTGGTGCTTCTTCTGCTTCACAAGGAACAGTTGAAGTTGCCTTGGCAGATGGAACTCAATTGGTGGGTGCTATCTTTACTGATGGTCTTGCATCTCCAGAGATTGAAAATAACTCGGGAGACCTCATATACATAGAGAACAGAAGACTAATCACTAGAGCAGCTGACCAAATTGAGGACATCAAGTTAGTCATCGAATTCTGATTATAAACGAAAACAAGACGGTAGTTTAATACAATGCCACAGAAGACTAATCTTAAAGCCGCACCATATTTTGACGACTACGATTCTGGGAACGACTTCTATAAGGTATTATTCAGACCTTCCTATCCTGTTCAAGGGAGGGAGCTGAATACTACCCAGTCGATCCTACAGAATCAGATTGAAAGTTATGGTAAATACTCTTTTAAACAGGGCGATCTAGTTGTCCCTGGTGAGGTTGGTCTAAATAAAAAACTTGACTTTGTAAAACTATCGTCTGTTTCTGAAGTCGCTGTAAGTGTAAATGATGAGATCATTTACCAAAAATATGATATTAATAATCTCGTTGGTCAAAAGATCAATGGATTATCCTCTGGTGTTATTGCACTTGTACAAGCAATCGTACAAGCATCTGACAATAACGCTGATACTCTTTACGTAAAATATTTAAATGCTGGTGATGGAGGAAACGAAGAAAGGTTCCGTCAAGGAGAAACACTCGAAGTTGTCGATGGCGTTAACAGCCCTCTTCTTGTTGTTGGTACTGACGGGTCTGTTCTACCTACTAGCGTTGCAGTAACTGACCCAGACACACAAGTTACCACATTTGTAGAAAGTGGTGCCATGGGATTTGCTTCTGCTGTGCAAGTAGAAGAAGGTGTATATTTTGTTAATGGATATTTTGTAAGAAATTCTTCCGATTTAGTTGTTGTTGATGGTTATAGTGACAATCCTTCTGTAAAAGTTGGTTTTAAGGTTACTGAAACTCTAGTAACTCCAGAAGAAGATCCCACACTATATGATAATGCATTTGGATCTTCCAACTATGCTGCTCCTGGAGCACATCGTCTAAAAATTAGTTTAAGTCTAGTACGTTATTCTTTTGAAGAAACTACAGACAAGAATTTTATTCAACTTCTTTCTATTAAGAATGGAGTTATTCAAAAGCAGGTAAGACAAGCTGCATATAATACACTTGAGAATACTCTTGCTAGGAGAACTTACGATGAGTCTGGTGACTATGTTGTAGATTCTTTTGACTTTGATATCAGAGAGTTTTATCAAAGAGAAGGTAATCGTGGTGTATATGCACCAGGTGTCAACGGACTTATCGGTCCTAATGGACTGACTGCAACCGAAGCAGCAGACAAGATGGTTGCTACCATTGGACCTGGCAAAGCATATGTTCGTGGTTTTGAAATTATCAATAAAGAAACCAAGTATATTGACGTTGACAAAGCTAGAGACACACTTTCCAGAGACAATGTAACGATCAAATCTAATGGTCTTGCATCATTCACCATCACCAATGTATTCAACACTCTTCCTCTTAATGCCGAGGGTGCTGATCTAACTGCATATCCAACTATCTTCTTAAACTCCACATATAATGATGGAGTCAATGGTACTAATGATTTAGAGTCTTCCACTAACTACATCCAAACCATCGAAAGAAGAGGTCTTGGATATGGAAAAGATGATGCTATCAAGACTATCTACCTACAAGCAGCAATTGATCTAGGTCTTATTGATGAGACAAGTATTGAACCAAATACTCCTTCTAATAAGGCAGATATCAAAACTCTCTACTTTGTTTCTTCCAGAACTTCTAGTAATGGTGTAGCATCTACAGAATCTGTAAAAGTTCTTTCTTTTGCAAAAGTAACCAGACCAGAAGTTGGGGATGTTAACGCACAGTATTTGCAATTAACTGTTCTCGGCAGAAAAGATTTTCTAGATAATCTCTTCCTTGAGTACGATGACAACGTGTCAACTAGAAGAAGATTTCTTTACAAGTCTTTGGCAGAAGTTCAGCAAGAGATCAATGATGTAGGTTACATTGTTGACTATAGCAATACTATTGTACCTTTGATTGGTGTAGCAAAACCAAAAGATGTCAGCTTGGTTGGTAGACCTGATGGATTTAACGCAGACACCGATATTGTTATTTCTCGCGGTAAACTTGCTGATGGATCAGCAATTTACAATGGTAAATTTAATCTATCCTATTTCAATCCAGTATTCTTTACTCGTTTGCTTGTAGATTCTACTATTGGCAATGGATTTGCACCTGGTAAATACATCACAGGTTCTACCAGTGGTGCCTACGGGGTCGTAGAAGGCAATACAAATGGATTCTTATCTCTTGGTAAGAGTCTATACGTTAAGACGCTCTACGGAACCTTCCTGCCTGGTGAGACAATCACTAGTGAAGAAGGTGATCTTCTTCGTATTGGACAAGAGAATACTATTTCACACTTTGTTGTTTCAAAGCAAGGAACTGGTTATACAGCTGGATCTAGAATTTCTATTAACGGCACTCGTTTTGAACTCAAGGATATCAATGTAGGTATTAACGGCGGAACTCTCTACAAGGTAGAAATTCTAAACAGAGATGTTACACAGACAGAATATTCTGCACCTCCAACCATTGATATCGAAGGAACTAGCACGATCGTTACTAATATCATTCCTGTTCTATTCAAGAACACAGTTCTGACTTATACTGCACAGAATGTCAAGTCTCTATATTCAGAGTTTGGATCTTCCAGTAAGTTCTCTGCTGATATTGAAACTCAAGATACACAATTCTCCGAAACAAAATCTGTAACCCAATACACCTTCAGTGGAACTAAAGGTTACAAATATATTGAGTGTAATGGATTTGGTGCAGATGCATCACTCATGCTCGTCCAAGGTGACGTTATTCAATTTAATGATGATACTGGTAGACTAAACAAATTTATTGTAGATCTAGTAACTATTCCAAAAGGAACTGATAAGTCTAGAATTTATTTCAACAGTGCCCTACCTGATACGGTAACATCAGTAGCTGTCATTAGATTGCGTCCTATTATTACAAATGGAACCACATCTACACTTCTGTTCCCAACTGGTAGTAAAGAAGTTGGTAGTCTTGTCAAGTCTACAGAAGACACAAAGATCAACTACTACATCAGAAGAGACTTCGTAACTACTGGTAGTGACAATGGTGGCAACATCACATTCGCTGCACAACTAGATTTCGGTACACAGAGATTTGTTCCTTTCACCGAAAAAGACTTCTTGATTACTGTTCTAGACAAAGGTGGTTCTGACCTAGTTGAAACTGGTGATGTTATCTATGTCTCGGATGATTTTGTAAGTATCTTGAATACTACAGATGCTACATCTGGTCTATCTTCTGGTAGTATCACACTTACCTTCCCTGGCAACTATTTTGGTAATAATGTAACTAACTTCCCCAAACTGAAGTTGACTGCTACCATTGAAGTTTCTAAAGGTAGACCCAAGCTAAAGACAGCAATTAAAAACAAGAGAGTTGTCATCACCTCTGCTGGCGATCAGGTATTGCCTATACGTGGTCTTGATTACGATAGTGACAGCAGTGAAGTTCTATCTTACTCTGATGTATTTAAAGTAAGATACATTTACGAAGGATCTACATCTGCTCCCCCAACAGTTGACGTTAATGGCAATTTGGTTGTTGGTACTGATCTGACTGATAGATTTACTTTTGATGATGGACAAAGAGATACATTCTATGATGTGTCTAGAATCGTACTAAAACCTGGTTTCACTCCACCTGTAGGACAAGTAGTTGTAGCATTTGATTACTTTGAGCATTCTCAAGGTGACTTCTATACAGTTGACTCATATATTCATGAGGCAGGTGTTGTAGCAGATGAGATCCCTGATTTCAACTCTGTTGTGCATGGTAACTTGAGTTTGAAGAACGTCATTGACTTCAGACCGAAGGTAGATTCTACTGCTATTATCACTGGTTTCCAAGATACTTCATTACTCTCACAAACAGAATACATCAACTTTATTGGTGCAGGTGGTTCTGTATCCAGTACACCATCTTCTGCTAGATCTCTACCATATACTATTTCCTTTACTGAATCACAGTATCTGGATAGAATTGATGGTGTTTTCTTGAATAAGAAGGGTGAGTTCATTATCAAGCAAGGTAATTCATCACTCAACCCAAGCAAGCCAGAAATTATTGAGGATGGCATTCCTCTCTATTATATCTTTATTCCTGCTTTCACCAAGTCAAGCAAGGATGTAAGAATTACTCCAGTTGACAACCGTCGTTTCACGATGCGTGACATTGGTAAGCTAGAGAAGCGTATTGAGCGTCTTGAGTATTATACTACTTTGAGTATTCTTGAGCAGCAAGCACTTAACATGCAAGTTAAGGATACTCTTGGCATTGATAAAACCAAGAGTGGATTCCTAGTTGATAACTACGAGACTCATGCTGTAGGTAATGTCAAATCTATTGATTATCTGTGTTCTATCGATGCACAACAATCTGTATTGAGACCACAGTCCAAAGAGGATAGTTTTGCACTAAAAGAAGTTAATACAAGATCCGATCAAAGAAGAATCGCTGGGTATTCTAATTCTAATGGTGTTGTAACACTACCGTTCTCTGATGTTTCTTATGCAAATAATAATTTTGCTACAAAGACTGTAAATCCAAACCCATTTGTTGTTCTACAATATGTTGGTGATGCTGCTGTTCATCCCAATATTGATCAGTGGTACAATGACACTGTGGCACCTTTGGTTACAGATAACAATACCAATTTGTTCTCTGTATTCCTTGGTAAGCAAGATGTTCGTGTTGCATTCTCCAGTATCTATAATTCGTTTATTATTAACTGGGTTGGTGTAGATAAGTCATTCTACAACCTGAAGAGTTTTGCCGAAAATAATACCAGAACTGCAGAAGCAACTGTACAGAGTGCAACTACATCAACTTCTTCTAATATCAGTCCACAAAATAATGAGATTGCGAAGGGTGTAGGATATAAAACTATTAATGGTACTAATGTAGCAAATGCCCTTAAGTTCTTTGCTAGAACTATTCCAATCAAATTTATCGTCAGAAGAATGAAGCCAAAGACACAATTAAGTGTCTTTATGGAGAAGAGAGATATTGGTCGATGGGTTAATCCAGACTCTAGATTTACAGGTATTGCAGGAAACTCACCAACGGTGTTCAGTGGTAATATTACTACCGATGAGTATGGTAATGCTAGTGGAATTATTCTAGTCCCGTCAGGATATGCTCCAAGAGAAAATACTTCTTGGACAGGTGATGTAAATACGGTGACTATGGATGATACTTCGGAAGAATTGTATTTCTCCACGGGTGCAAAAACAATTAGATTTACTTCTAGTTCTACTGACTCTGATATCACTACCGTAGATTCTTTTGCAGAAGTTAAGTTCTATGCTACAGGTCTTCTACCCGAAGCACCCGTATCGATCATCTCTACAGCACCTGCTATTTTCAAAGCAAATGAAGGTGTCCAAACTATTGATAGTAATACAGAGAATAGTGCAAGACCAAATCCAATGGCACAAACTTTCTCTGTGGAAAACTTTGAAGGTGGTATGTTTACAACTGGTGTTGATCTATTCTTCAATAAGAAGAGTTCAACTATTCCTTTGAGAGTTTACCTCACTAATGTAGAGAGTAACAAGCCTGGTAAGTATATTTTACCTGGAACTCAAATCACTCTATATCCTGATACTTTTATCAAGGTATATTCTTCTGGAAACATCACTATTAAAAAGGACGAGGCAATAACTGGTAGACAGAGCCTTGCATCTGGTCCTATTGCTAAAATTTTGGATAGAAATAACTTTGAAGTTGTTCCTTCTTCTAATGGCGATATCTTCCTCACTAATGAGCAAGTATATACATTTGTATTGAGTAACCACAATGGTAAGTCATTCATTCCTAATGAAGATGTTACGCTCAACTCTGTAACTACTTTCAACAATGCAAACAATGCTACTGTTGGTTTAAAGATCGCAAAAGACTCTGGTCGTGTATCTAAACTCAACATTACTAATCTTGGATCTGGTTATGAGAATGCAACTATCACTATAGAGAGTCCTCAATTGCCTGGTGGTAGTAATGCTACTGGATCTGTTAAAGTCTCTGGCGGTCAAATCTTCTTTAGCGAAGTTGCGCTAGCAGGTAGAGGATACACTGAAGCACCATCTATTGTTATTAGAGGAACTGGTGCTGGAAACAATGGTGCTGTAATTGAATCAGAAATTGAAATTGATGAGCCAGCAGTCAGAATGGGTATTGCCATTGACGAAGCAGGATCAATTCAATCTACAACTCCCACTAGATTCAACTTCGAGTATCCAGTATATCTACAGAATAATTCTGAATATGCACTCAACATTGAGTGTGACAGTATTGAATACGAACTATGGGCATCTAGACTAGGTGATACCGATATCTCTTCTGGTATCGTTGTTAACGCACAACCGTTACTTGGTTCTGTATTCAAATCACAAAACGTAGATAACTGGACTGAAGATCTATTTGAAGATATCAAGTTTACTCTTTACAGAGCAGAATTTGATAACTCCAGATCTGGAGAAATTCTAATTAAAAACGAAGATCCTGGATACACAAAGCTGCAAAACAATCCAATGGAGACATATGCGCTTGCAAATAGCACAGCAACATCTAGTCTCTTTAAAAACAACAGTTCCGTTGTTAAGGTATACCATAGAGATCATGGGTTTGAAACTGGTGGAGACTCCAAAGTATTCTTCAGAGGTCTAGAAGATTTTGCTGGATATGATTCCAACACGGTAGAATCATCTTTGTTCCAGGTATATAATGTTGGTATTGATTCTTATAACATCTATGGTCCTACTAGAGCATCAGACACTGGATTCTTTGGTGGTTCAACTGTACTAGCATCGTACAATAGAAAGTACGAGAAACTCTACGCACAGATTCCATACCTACAAGTTTCTGGTACAAAGATTGATAGCATGGTAAGAACTACTAATATTGTCCCTGTTGATAGTAATACTACTAATTTTACTTCTTATTCTATCTCTGATTTTGAAACTACCTTCCTGAACGAAGAGCAGTATTTCTTGAATCAAAAGGTTGTTGCCTCTACCATCAATGAAAGCTTGAATAATCTAGACACTTCTCTTGCATACAAACTTAAGTTGTCTTCAGAGCAGTCTTATCTATCACCTGTCATTGACTTGAGATCGGCTTCTGTCAAAACAATTACTAACAGAATTGAAAATGCAGTTGGTAGTGAAGACAGATATGGCAAGAGATATCAACAGATTCAACTCTTCCCTGTCTATAAATTTACTGTTAGTGGCAATGAGGACAATGGAACTGAAGTTCCTATTGTTATCAATCAAAATGTTACTGGCGTAACATCAGGAGCACAATCAGAAGTTCTTCGTGTCATTGGTAGTGATGTATACGTAAAGATTAAGAACTCGGTAAACTTTGATATTGGCGAGCAATTGTTCTTTAGCACACAGTCTGCTGCTGGTGGAGATCTACAAGGTATTACGGTTACTATTTCTAATGACGGTATCTTTGATCAGAATCCTAATTTTGTTACTGGAACTACAGTAACCGCATTCAATCCTGCACAAAGAGTAGATAAGTATGACAACAAGATCAGTGGTAAGGTAATTGTTTGGGATAGCAAGACCAAAACTCTGACTCTTGAAAATGATAAGAATCCTATTAATAACAATTACACCAGTGAGATTACATTGGGTAGTGATTATGCAAGAGATAGTACAACAAGTGAGCAAATTGCTGATGTATTCAGAGTAGGAGATCTTATTGACTTTGACGGAGCTTCATTTGAAACTTCCAAGTATGCAGAAATCAAATCCATGACATACACGGTAGGTGTTGATTATGTTAATGAATCTGGATCTGTAAATACTTCTGGTGTTGCCAAGTATGTAACTAGAGAAATTGTTCTAAATGCTCCTGCTTCTGGAATCAACGTTAATCTCACGGTTAACGTAAGTGATGTCAATAACTTACAAGTTCTATATAAAGTTAAACCAGAAGCTTCCCAACAAAAGTTTGACGACCTTAACTGGGAATACTTTAACAATAACGGTGCTTCGGATGATGATGTTATTGCGACAGCAGAAAATAGCATCTCTGGTCAGTTTGAATCCCAGTCTGCATATCAAGAGTTGAAGTTCAGTAAAGAAGATTTACCCGACTTCTCTTCTTTTGCAATTAAAATTGTTATGAAGTCTGATAATCCTGCATATGTCCCTAAAATCCAAGACATGAGAGCAGTTGCATCCTTCTAATATGAAATATGTAAAAGTCGAAGGACAAGAAGGATTTGTGCGAGACATGGAAACTGGTGCAATTATTTGCACCAGCAAACCTCGCAAATCATTTTCCAATGAATTTAAAAATGTAGTAAGCGAAATAAATACTTTGAAGGAAGAAATGTCCGAAATCAAGTCCCTCCTTAAGCAGCTAATCAAATGACACTACGTAACGTACCAAAGTCTCACACTCTTGAGCAGCAACGTTTGGAGATAAACGAAATTGCTGTAGATTTGGATACTGCTGTTGATGGAGTACAAACATTTGGTGGGGATAAAACTTTTACTGGTGATGTAACATTTACTAGCGATGCTAGTTTTAATCAGGAGATACATTCCACGACAGGTGGATTAATATTAAAAACTGCAGATCAGATAACTCCTGGTCAGATGGTTACTGAAGCTGTCTTTGGTGGGTCGATGTATGTTCCATACGGTTTCAGTACGTACCCAATTACTAATTTTCCTGGCGGTGGTATTAGCGAGACATCAACTACTGATGGAATAACTATTACTAATGGTGGACAGATTTATATTTCTAATAGCGGTTCAAGTGCTCTTTGGAAAGGTAGAAAGTCTGGAACTGCTGGAATCACATCAGAAATCGATGCTCCTGGTAACGCCACATTTGCTGGAACTGTCACTGCTTTTGGTGGAGATTCCAGTGATTGGAATACTGCATATGGTTGGGGAGATCATAGTTCTGGTGGTTATGCTGCTGACACTAATGTTCCTAACTGGGATTCTGCATATGGATGGGGTGATCATGGTGCTGTAGGATATCTTACAGCAGAAGCAGATACGTTAGCATCTGTAACTGCTAGAGGTTCTATTACAAATGAAAACCTCACCTTTAATGGAACCACTACTCTCAATGATACTATTCAAATTGCTGACAACAAAGTAATGAACTTTGGTGCCAGTCAGGATGGTCGTATTGCTTATGTATCCTCTACAAACAGATTTATTGTAAGAGTTCCTGGTGGTGGTGGAGATTTAATTCTTGGTGCTGGTCCTGCGATTAGAATTACAAACGAGGATGGTCTAACTGACAGGGCAGTATTTACAGCTTCTGGCGCTACTCTTAATGGAAATATTAATCTTACTGGCAATATTGATGTAACTGGCACTGCAACTTTATCAGGAGTTACTTTCCCATCATCAACAGGAAGTAATGGAGAAGTCCTTACTAGTGATGGTGCTGGTGGAACAGCTTGGGGTCCTGCAGTTCCTTCTGGTAATTCGTCAGTTATTGCTCCAGTTGCATACGCTTTTGTAGATGTAACTACTGCTGGTAGTGGCACTGGGATGTCTTGGGGTGCTTATGATTCAGCTAATGGTGAAATGGATTTCACCTTCAGCACTACCCAATCCGATGCAGACTATTATGTACTAGCAGAAAGAGAGCAATACGATACTCATACTGTTAGTATAACTAACAAAACTACCACAGGATTTAAAGCAACGTGGTTGGGAAATGATGGTGTTTCGCCATTATCACCATCAACTTTTGGTGGAGTTCTTCTAGTTTATGCATCTACTCCTACCGTATCGGTTGTTGGAGGTGGTGGTGGATCTAATTATGTTTTACCTACAGCATCAGCTACGACTCTTGGTGGTATTAAAGTTGGTTCTGGTTTAACCATTAATACTGGTGTCCTGTCAACATCTGGGTCGTCATCATATAGTACGATATCTAATTTTCCTTCTGCTAGTACCAGTGAAGGATCTTTTGGATATGCAGATGACACCAACATCATGTATTACTCCAATGGAGTAAGTTGGACCAGTCAAAGATTGGTAACTACAAATAGTACCACGTCTTCGGATTTTGCAACACTTCTAGGTAATACTCAACTTTCTTACGACATTAACGTTGTTGATTACACCGCAGGAACTACGGCAGAGAATGACGTAAGAAAAATAATTAGGCTTGAAGATTCTGACGGCACTACAGATCAAATTGTTTTAGTTGCAGGAAATGGACTAGAAATTAGCGATTCTGGTGATGAGATTCAATTTGATTTGTCTGCGAGCGTTGCAAACACTACATATTCCATCTCCGCAGAAACTGCATCAGGATCTGCAAATTCTAAACTTACTCTAACTGATAGTGATGGAACTACTGATGAGATTACGTTTGCTGGTGCTGACGGTTTACTTGTAGAAAGAACCGATGCTAATACACTTACCTTCAGAGCACCATCTGGTGGCGGTGGTGCATCATATACAGCAGAAGAAGCACAAGATGCTGCAGCACTGTTATTCAATAACGGAACTCATACTGGTATTACTTTTACATATGATGACGCTGCAAATAGTATCGATGCTGTAGTAACTGGTGGAGGTGGTGGAGGCACTACCTACGATTTGCTTGGTTCAAATACAACCAGTAACAATGCAATTCTTACATTGCGTGATGCTGCTAATAACGATGACACCATTGAATTTACAGGAAGTAACGGAACTGATATTACTTGGGATGGTGCTAATAAAAAAGTTACGATTAATAGCGTTGCTCCAGTCCAATCTGATTGGGATGCTACTACTGGATTAGCACAGATCCTCAACAAGCCATCTATTCCATCTGCATATACATTACCTGCTGCTACAACATCTACACTTGGTGGTGTTATTCCTGACGGCACTACAATCACACTGGATGCTAATGGTAATATCGCTGCTGTGCCTGGTGGTTATACACTACCAATTGCTGCAGCAGGAACGCTAGGTGGTATTAAAGTTGGTTCTGGTTTATCTATTGATGCTGGAGGTGTTCTTACTGCTACAGGCGGTTCTAACGTACCACAGATTCAAGATCTTACGGGTACTACAACATCAATCGCTGATGACGCAACCGCAGAACTAAATATTACAGGTTACAAAGCGTATACTTTATTTAAAATTGAAACTGACGCTGCAGCATGGGTCAGAGTATATACTGATGATACTTCCAGAGATGCTGATCAAACTAGAAGTGAAGGAGCAGATCCTTCTCCTGGTAGTGGTGTTATTGCTGAAGTAAGAACTACTACAGCAGAATCTATATTAATTACTCCTGGTATTATGGGATTTAATAATGATAGTCCTAGAACAACTACAATTTATCTTTCAGTAACAAATAGAAGTGGATCCGCATCCACGGTTACCGTAACACTAACAGCACTACAGATCGGAGAATAATTAAATGTCAGTTTTAAAATCAGTCATTGATGTAAACAATGGCAACACTGGATGGACAAAACAAAATTTAATGGATGCCTTTGAAACTGCATTGGGTAATCTAGGAATGAATGCAGGATCATCTGTAACTGGCGTTCCTCAAATTTGTGTGGCTCCTGGTGGAGAAAGTGTAACTTTAGGTGGGTCTATAGCCTCTTTTAAAGATGCTAATAATGCTGATTATCCAGCAAATCGTAACTGGGGTTCTCCTCAAATTAATATCTATGATGTGATTGAAGGACTAGCACCAACCACAATTAGCATGGTTACCAATGGTGGAAACGGTACTGATTATATTATTTCAGGAACAGATAGAACTTCTTCATTTGCTGCTGCATCAGATCCTAGTATCGAAATTTATGTTGGTGACACAATCACCTTTGATAACAGTGCTTTGAGTGGAGGTCACCCAATGTACATCAGGGTATCTGATGGTGGTGCTAGTGTTTCAAACCCTGCTGCCACTGGTGAAGGCACTGCTACTGTTTCTTACACACCTACAGCTACTGGTACATATTACTATCAGTGTAGTGTTACTGGTCATGAAGGGATGATCGGAACTATTACAGTTAGCACACCTACTGATACCGACTATCGTCTTTTAAGACGTGTTGGCATCGATTCGTATGCACCATACTCCGACCCAGGGCAAATAGAGTTAGCCACTGACACAATCAAGTATTACCCGCGCCATGGTTTGAATACTGGTGATCCTGTCCGATATCTTCCAGGAGAAACTGATCCAGCATATTCGTTAGGAACTAATTTACTACCTAATAGTTTAGTGTATGTAATTAAAGTTGATAGAGATAGTTTTAAACTTGCAACATCAGCAGCTAATGCTGCTAATGGTATTGCAATTGATCTTACTGCTCTTTCATCAACATCTAAAACGTTTCCTGTAGTTTTCATACAAGAACCACAACAGGCATCTGATTATGTCAATCCTAACATTGAAGTTTACCATGGTGACAAACTTCAGTTTAATAATAATGCTGCAAATTCAACAAATATTACTGTATGTAGAGATGTAGATTCATTTGATAATGATCAAAGGATTGTTTATAATGATCCAACATATGGATATACACCCCCATACCAGACTAGCGTTAGTTATCGCGTCAATACTACAAACATTAGTTGTGTTCCTGGTAATGATTTACTTTGGGACACTATATCATATGAGCAATCAGAATCAGAACCCCTTTATCCTTCATCAGCATTAAATCCATCGTTTTTGGGAAGACCTGGAGAAGATGGTACTAAAAAATATATCTATTGCAGTGAAACTAATTCATCTGCAAAAGGAATAATCACTCTTCTTCCTAGTTATATTAATGTTTCATATCCATCTCAAGTATTGGCTGATGGATATTACAAGTATACCGTACCTGCATCTGGAGGAAGATCTGAACTTAAGTTGAGAGTTTGGAGATATGGATGGAATGATGGTACTATAAAAAATGTCACCATCCATAGTATTGGAACTGGATGGTCTGATGATGAAGAATTTACAATTCCAGGAGAACTAGTTGGTGGTAATGCCACAACTGGTGATATTAGATTTGGTGTTACTACTCCAGAATCATATAACAATGCATACGATGGCATTGCTAGTATTAAGACAACTACGTTAGGTGGTGGATCTAATTTCTACCAAAAATCTGGTGTGGGTGCTTGGGCTATTCTTAATGCAGAAAACGACGCCACTAAAAAATACGGAAATACATTTTATTCTTTTTATCTACAGGGTAGTGCCAGCGCCGCTTGGACTTTAAAAATGCAATCTGGTACTGGATGGGAGTTTTTGAACCGTAAAGGAACATCTTCAACTTTAACCACAGCTAATGATGAATGGGGAGCGTTCACTGGTTATAACGGATTGGATAGGCAAAATTTTAATATCGTTGATAGTGCAACTGTTCAGACTTTGAGTACATCTTCAACTCCAACTGCATATCCAATGCAGATTAGAACATTTAGAGCTCAAGCACCTCAAGATACAAGTTTTGCAGTTATTCAATTTACTCAAATAATTAATACAAAAATTGTACCTTTTGCTACATTTAGTATTCATACAGGTAGTGGATATGGTAATGGTACATTTGATTTAGATCATGTATTCTTGTCAGGATATACTCAATATAAGGCAACAACACAATACATAGACTTAACAACATATGTGCCTGGTTATGTTCAAGGGACAGGTTCTTATTGGACCCCAAATCGCGAACCTATTAGCGATTATTCTCAAGCAAGGAATGCTTATTTTGGATATATGAGGGGGGATAGCACTGCTAATGAACATGTGTACGACCACTATTATAATAATATAAGAGAGGGAACTAATAATGCGACTGCTATCTATTACAGAAATAGTACATACGATACTAACCAGGGAATATCAGTGGATGCCTCTGCAGATTACTACAAACCTATCAAAACTATTCCAATTTCACAAAGAATGATTCCTTGCCCATATTATCTACCAGATGATTTTGTATTGCTGCAAGTAGTAACAACTCCAGGACTAACAGAATTCAGACCAGGTGATACAGTTACAGTAAGTGGATCTGAAATTTATGAGGTTATCCAAGCAGCATATCAAACACAACAAACTGGTTTGGATGGGGTGTCTAATAATTCTAGTGAAGGTATGCTATTCCTAGCGAGGACTACCTGATGGCAGATTTTACTTTTTCAAATTTAACTAGTGCAGTATCTGGATTTTCAACTACACAATCAGTTGCAAATACAAATACTGATTTTATACCTACAGTACATACAGGAACTTCCAGATCTCAAAGTACATCAACGAACCCACAAAATCATTTAATCAGTGACATGGCTGATGGTGCTAGTGGATCTCATTCTGTTGACGGTGGTTTCCTGACAGGTAGAAGACCACATGAGGGTTTACTGTATCCTCGTGGTTATTATAACAAGTAAGATAAATACTAAAATAGAGGAATAGTCTGGTATCATGCCATTAAGAAACGTACCAATTACATATACCCTTGATCAACAGAGGCAAGAGATCAACTCCCTTGCCTCTGATGTTAATAATATTGATGTCAACTTTGATGAAAAGGTAGATGATAGAGTCGCTGCCCTAGTACAAGGTGGTATTGGAACGGCTGTTACTTATGATGATGCGAATGGATCACTAACGATTGATCTAGCATTTAATGAGTTTTCCACAAGTGCTGTTCTGGAAGGTACTAATCTTTACTATACAGAGGATAGATCAAATGCTGCTATTGATGCAAGAGTAAATCAAAACTTTGTCAACAACCTGAACGTCACTAATCTTGGTCCTCAAGATTCTATTACTCTTACTCTAGGTCAGACTACTAAAACTATAACTCCTCTTAACTATAATAATACTTCCTGGGACACTGCATACAGTTGGGGTGATCATAGTGCTGCAGGATATCTGACAGCTTATACAGAAACTTCTACTTTAGATAATGTACTAACTAGAGGTGCAACATCGGTACAAACTGCATCTTTCGGTACAGTAAAATCTGATACATTTACATCACAAACAGGGTCAACAAACCTGTCTCTGACTGGAAATAATATTATTGCTACAGCAGACTTTAGAGTTGGTACTATTGATACTTCTCTATCTAATGACTATGGTGTCAGAGCAAATGCTGATGGCGAAGTCATTATCAACCACTCACCATCAAATGGTGGTCTAACTCTAAAATCTGGTGGCAACTCTACGTTTACTGTTGACAATCTTGGTAGACTAAATGGTGTTGTTAAGTTTGTAACGTCTGATGGCAGTGCAGGACAATCTCTACAAACTGATGGTTCTGGACAATTGGTTTGGGGTGAAGGTGGTGGAGCAAATGTCGAAGTAAGCGACAGCCCCCCATCTGGAGCTACCAGTGGAGACATGTGGTGGGAAAGTGATTCAGGTCGCTTGAAAGTTTACTACGATAATGGAGCTAATCCAGCCGCATGGGTTGATGCATCTCCCCCACTTAAGATTAGTGCTCCTAATTCTGCTTTTGCAAATAACACAGGAAATCTATCTGCAGACTCCCCCTCTGATCCTATCTTTGAAGATACTAACGGTATCTTTAATGTAACTATTCAAGTTAGTACCTTTACTAAAACTAGAATTAGTGTTCTGTTAGGATCTTTAACAGGATCTAATAATACTAATGGTACTATCATTCTACAAAGAGTTGTGGGAGCAACTACTACTGATATTTGTACAGTCAAATGTCCTGATCCATCTGTAACTGGTATCATTCCAATTGCATTCGACTTCATCGATTTGCATGGATTGTCTACTGGAGATAATGTCACTTATCAATTATCTCTAACACTGAATGTTTCTGGTACTAGAACTGTAGCGGAAACAAGTCAGTTATTTGTTACTGAAATTTGAAATAAATAACTAAACGGAGAGATCTTAAGCAATGGCAATCTTATTCCCAGATACCGCTGGACAACCCACAGACGGTTCATTCACACACACCGATGGTGGGTTAACCTGGATCTGGAATGGAACCAGTTGGAGATCCAGTGGCGGAACTCTGGATACATTCCAATTACCCACAGCAAGTACCACAGTATTAGGCGGTGTTAAGGTAGATGGTTCTACAGTTAACATTGATGCTAATGGTGTTATCACCGCAGCTGGCGGTGGCGGTGGTGGCGGCGGAGGAGGAGGTACTAGTCTAGGAAGCAGACAAACTTTCAATGCTTCCACCAGTGGTTCTCATTCAGATGGTACAGCAGAAAATATTACGATTACTGCATACAAAGGATATGCATTATACAAAGTTGAGGTATCTCAACCAGCATGGGTAACTTTGTATGTTAGTTCTGCTACTAGAACTGCCGATGCTAGTAGAGTTATCACCCAAGATCCTGCTCCTGGTAGTGGCGTAATTGCAGAAGTGATTACACAATCATCTGCCGAAACTGTATTGTTTACTCCAGCATTTATCGGATATAATGATGACGGTACTCCAAGTACAAACGTGTATTTGAAAGTTGTGAATAAAAGTGGATCTACACAAGGTATCAACGTAGAGCTAACGGTAACACAACTAGAGGCATAAAATGGCGAAGGTATTATTGGATGTAATTCTTGTAGAAGAAACTGACAAGCAAGAATTCGTAGATAGTTTTGATGCCGACACGGAAGCGGATTGGTGGAATATGCTGGGCAGTATGCCCAATCTAATCGTCATGAATGTTGAAGAGGATTATGTAACAACATTCCGTTCACATTCTAGTGTAGTTCAGGCAACAGAAATTCCAGAAGATTTTGAGGCTTCCGTTGCTCCATCAGTAGAGGAGATGACGAAGTGGTATACATCTAGTACAAGTTCATCTTATAGATCTCCTACTGGTAATGGAGAAGACAACGCTCCTGTACAGTTCCTTTATGACAGTAATCAACTTGTACCATTAGACGGTGGTGGAGAGGTTTTTACTGTAGGAAGAGATGATGATAGTTTCTCTACTGAAGGGGCATACACATATAAGTCTAGATGGACTGGAAAGCATGTTGACATCGTTACTCTAGAATCTGGTAGTGGTGGAAATTGGGCAAGTAATACAGGCACACATGACACACATCCAGATTTTCAAAAGTTATCTTCTGAAGACGACTCTCATGCAAGAGTAGATCCATATTGGTATCAGTGTCAGTATCATTCAAATATGAAGAATACCATCACAGTAAATCCTGCTGATGGAACTAGAAATACCTACACTTTCACTGTAAGTTTTGGTGGAAGTGGAATCTATACTTTAGTTGGTAATGATAGAAATGGTGCTATCAATGGTAGCAATCCACCTATTTCTATCCAAGAAGGAGATGTTTTAATCTTCAATGTAACTGCTTCTGGTCATCCATTCTTAATTAGAGATGCTGATGGTGGTAGCAACATCACTGACGGTAGCGTAGATAATGCAGGTGCTGAAAATGGTACTGTTACTTGGACTACTAGAACATCATCTAGATTCATTCCGATGGATTGGCCTGATCTAGAAGCAGATGCTAATAACCAAGTTACAACTAACGACGGTGGCAATAGTGGATTAACTGATCATGGCATGGGTGTATTGAGTGCCGCTGGTGGAACTATTTGTGGATTTGCAAAGAAAGCAAATCTTTATGCAATGTATTTGGTAACTGGTGACAGTCCTACAGAGTGTATTCAAGCTGTTATTGATTGGCATAATGCAAAACCAAATAATCCAGAGACAGGTGTTCCTAATCCAACTATTCTAATTGCAGAATATCAATACTTACGTGATAGAAAAGTTGGAATTCCTATTGACAGCGTATCTCAAATTAATAAAGCAGATGGAACAACGGTAACTAGACCAGGTAGTTCAACCTCTGCAAACAGTCCTTATTGGTATCAGTGTCAATATCATTCAAATATGAAGAATACCATCACTGTTGGTGTTGGTGATGGAACTTCAAATAACTACAGCATTAGTGTATCTTTTGGTGGAAGTGGACTATATGCTTTTAGTGGCACTGATAGAAACGGATCGGTTACTGGAAACAATCCAGCTATTAATATTAAAGATGGAGATGTTTTGACTTTCAATGTCAATGCATCAGGTCATCCATTCTTAATTAGAGATGCCGATGGTGGTAATAATATTAATGATGGTAGTGTAACTGGTCAGGGTGCTGAAGCAGGTAATGTCGTGTTTACTACATCTGCAGGTGGTGGATGGGGATCAGATTATTCCGAATTTGTAAAAGAGAACATCATACCTTTCAAAGTGTATGATCCAACATCTACAAATTATTCGTGGATGGTTGTAATGCCATCGCAATTTGATTACAGTTCTTTAAAATCTGCATTAGACAGTGCTTGGAGTAATGGCATTGTTTGTATCAATGCAGCTGGTAATAATGGAGGAACTTTTAATAAGGAGAATAGTCAAACTGCTACGAGTCTAGATGTTGATGCTGGTCCAAATTACCCTGTTATCAATATTTCTTACGCTAGTTCTAATTCCAACAGCACATCTAGTACCACCACATGGTATCCATTTATGTCATATGGTCCACATGGTGTAGAGAGTAATATTGATGTTGCTGCTGGTTACAACTCTGAAGAATATCCTGGTTTAGATGGATATACAAATAGAGGACCAGGGATTGATATTGTAGGTCTTGGTGCTAACACATGGACTTCTTATCCTAGTTCCACATATGGAACTTATAAGTGGGGAATGTTCTCTGGTACAAGTTGTGCTACTCCAACTGTAGTAGGAAAGGCAGCATGTATCATGGAAGAATACTTCTGGTATAACGATGCTTGGCCAACCCCCAATCAAACTAAATCACTACTATTATCAAAAGCATCAAATAAATGTAGAGGTATAGCATCTGGTGGCACTGGATTTAGTTGGTCAAATGTACCTAGTGCAGGTGGCGCATCTTTATCTAACGAGATTTCTTTTGGAAACTGTTTTATTTCTAGTGGCAATAGTGCCAATGGAGGTTTTAAGTATACAGAATTAACAGGCACTACACATCTACGAGCATACTTTGATCCACAAGATCAAGACAGTCATCCATTTGAACATCGAATCAAACACTCAAGTAAAAGACCAGTTGCTGGCGGAATGTATCCGAGAGTGAATAGTGTTGTAGGTCGTCATCGCATGGACCTACCTGATATGACATAAATAAAAATACTTGTTATATTTTTATGGATAATACACAATTGCGAGCTGAATTTGAAAAACAGTTTGCTGATTACGATCTTAAAATTAGGCGAGGTGAGGAAGAACTTGTCAAGTTGCGTGAATATCGCACTAAACTAGAAGGCGGGTTAGAAGCACTTAACATACTAGAAAAGGGTACAGATGGCAGCGATACCAGTCAACATACTGATTGATAAAGGAGCGGACTTTGCAGTCACCTTTTTCATCACTAATAAAGATGGCACCCCGCTAAACATGTCAGGGTACACTGGTTCTGCTGTCATGAAAAAAAGTTATTCTGCAACAACTTCAGTTCCCTTTACTCTAGATTTTGTCAACAGAACTACAGGAGAGATTGCTCTCACATTAACAGATACTGAAACTCTGGCACTAGATCGAAGAAGATATGTCTATGACATTATTCTAATTGATCCTAATGATTATAAAACTAGAGTGATTATGGGCAATGCAGAAGTAAGTCCTGGAGTTTCCTGATGGCACAGTATAACGTCAGGGTTGGTAATAATGCATATCGTGTCGGTAAGCAATTACCAGCGCAGCATAAGCTTGACGTAAACTACCAGATCCCGTCAAAGTCGGTACAGAACTCTAATCTTTTGATTGAGTCACTGGCATCTCAATTTGACGGAACTAAAGATACATTCAATCTAATCGTCAACGGAGAAGCGTATACTCCATTGAATGAAGAACAGATAATGATTTCTGTAGGTGATGTTGTTTTATCACCTGGAGTTGATTACATTGTTTCCAACGATCAGATTGTTTTCAGCACACCACCAACTGCAGGTGTACAGTTCTTTGGAGTGGCATATGCTACTACAGCAGATCTAACCAGAACTCTTAATTATGTCATAGACAGTGGTTCCTTTCCTATGGGGAATGGTCCTAAAGGAACCATGACAGTTGATGTCACTGGAATTATTGAGTCCTGGACTATCCTTGCTGATAGCGAAGGTAACATTGAAGTTGATATTGAAAAATGTAGTTTTTCTGACTTCCCCAATTTTCAATCTATTTGCGGCACTGAACGTCCTACATTAGGAATCATAAATAGTAGCACGGCTAGAAAAAACAAAGATGACAGCCTGTCTACCTGGAACACTACCGTGAATGCAGGAGATATATTTCAATTTAAGGTGAATTATTCGATCAACATCTCGCGATGCATGGTCTCATTGAAATTGAAACTATAAATAGTATACGATATAAATAACAATAAATCGAGAGATAAACACGGAGAGTTTACATGGCACTGCTAGTAACCGACAACGGTGAAATTGATTCTCTACGTAATCTACTGAATTACAATCAGGAGATTCCTAGAAACTTAATTCTGAAGTTGTTTTGCACCAACACATTTCCAGCGGAAAGCGACACGCCTTCCCAGACAAGATATTACGAGCCCTACACCAACAACAATACGTTGGGTTATGGTTCTGCGCCCACCACAGGGTATCATCAAGTTGAAAATAATAGAACTGATCAGGATTATTCTAACCAGTATGGAATTCTGCTGAACGGAACTCGTTGGACAATTGAGACCCTACAAGCTGCTGCAGTTGCTGCTGTCGCTGGCGCTGGTACTCAAGACGAGTACACAGTCACCGTTGCTTCAAATACTGGTATTAAAAAAGGCGACTACGTAACTGGCGGCGACGTTGGTACTGGTGCTTATGTTGTCGATATCGACGGTCTAACTCTTCTATTGAGTGTCAAAAATACGGGCACCTTCACTGGACAAAACCTAGACTTCGGTGCTGGCAGAACGACTGCTTCTTATCCAGAGCAAACCTTCACGTTTGATGGTGCTGCTGGTGATGTTTATGGTTACATGCTTGTTCGTGCTAACAACATGCCTACCACAATTCACGGTGTTCTAGATGCAGGCACTGCATCCGCTGGAACAACTATCAGCAAGACTGGTATCCGTGGTACTATCGGCAATGACTATTTCGATCTTGCTGCTATTGCTAACACCACTACAATCACTGGTACTTCTGGTGAGTTCTCTGTAACTGTTGGTTCTACTGCAGGTCTTGCAGTTGGTCAGAGACTAACTGGTACTGGTGTTGCTACTGGCACAAGAATTGCTGGTATCGCAGGAACCACTGTTTATCTGACAAAGGCACTTACTGCTGCTGCTTCTGGTAACGGTTCGTTCCAAGCAGAAGTCGGTGAAGATCTAACAGTCGGTATGTCAGTCTCCCAGACTGGTACTGCTGGTGTTATCGGTGGTGCTCCTAACGGCATCGATGCTAATACCATCATCACTGGTATCGATCATCAGGTATATGTTGATGGTGTTTTGACACCAGGAGCAGTCACTGTTTATCTAAACAACGCACTGATTGACAACATTCAGCCGTCTAACAGCAATGACGAAGTTGAATTTGACTTCAGTAAGGTAACTGCAACTGGTCACGGTCTCGTCAAAGGCGATGCAGTCTACATTGACCAGGGTACTGGCAACAGCACCACAACTGCCAGCACATACACCGTATTCGATGTACTCGATGCTGACACCTTCACCACAACCAAGGCACTAGACGGCACTGGTTCACTAACTCTTTACAGCGCAATCTTCTTCGCTGAAAGATTCACGAATGGTCCATACGCGATTCAAAATGCTGGTGACCAAATCAAAGTCACCCTGAACGTCAGCCTCGACTGATATACTCAAATTGAGTTCTACATTATGGGGGGATTGCTTCACTGGCGATCCCCCTATTTTTTTAACTTGGCTGTAGTTTATGGTATTCTCCTACGCTGGTACTGGAAGAATGCCCCAGTTTGTTGCTTATGAAGCACTGGGGGTAATTTCTTACAGCTATACAGCGTCGGTACTAAACGAGTTTATTAAATTAGATTTTGGTGCAGTAGGTCTAGCATACTGGGTAATTGCAGACCACGCAAATAAAGTCATTCAAGACTATAAAGATGATCAGATAATCAATCTGACAGAAGGCAGCGGAGTTGTCAGTCAGTTTGATTACGGTAGTATTACACAAGTAGAGGGGGTAGGACAAGACGATTGGGGTCTTGTTACCGATACTTCAAACATCGAAGCGATGGGAAGGACACACTTCCATTCGCTCACTACGTGGTCTGTTATCAAGACCTGGGTTGGTACAGGAACCGTCTGGGAGATGGACGGTGGCACCAGGTACAGACTGGATGCTCCTTGGATTGGTTCGGGTACGCTGCGAGTATCCAGCACTGCCAACACTCATTATGTACCTGCGATTGCTACGGAGGGACTCCTACCCCTTCGTAGTGACACTAAAATTGCGTATGCTCCTAACTGGAATGTATTCGGCACCTTATTCAGCGGTAGCTTTGCTGGAGAGGCGGTCGTCAAGGTATTCCCAGAGGATCCTGATTATACACATATTGAACCTATTTACTTAAGTGCTGCAGAACTTCACAGCACGTATAGTACGATATATCGTGCTGCAGAATTTGTTCCAGCGAGTGGAACTGGCACGGGAAGTCAGGGCGGATTTGCTATTGGACCTCATGTTAGATTCGGTACAGTAAATTATCCTGAACTCGATGATGAGTTCTCGGAGGAGAGAAGGGTTAGATATTATGATGTAGATCTCACTAATGTTGTTAGACTTCATTTCCACATCATCAAGGGAAGTGGAAGCAATGGTGGAGAACAACCCGACAATGGCGAAGGTCTTTTTGCAGAGATTAACAAGAATAACCAATTCACCAGCAGCCAGATTTCTTGGGGTGGGAATACTAGTGACCACACTCTTACAACCAAAACTTTTACTGTAGATAAAGAATACCAAATTGATTATGCAGATATAACAGTATTTCAGAACGGTTGGAGTGGCACATATGAATACGATCATTATGGTCTCGCAGGAATAACATTCGACACTAGAGTTGGTGTTGGAGATCAACGCAATAATCTATTCAATGTTGGTGGTAATGCTAGTGTCAGCTTCAGACCCAACTGGGTTGGTTCTGGTGTCCTGTTCAACTTCAGCACTACTACATTCTCACAGACATATGATTATGTTGGTGAAGGAACTCTATTCAGTGTTTCTTCCACACAAGAAACAGTTGTCTGGGATTACAATAATTCCAGCATCGACTTCTTTACCTATGAGAACTTTGGATCGGTTGCAGAAGAACCGATCAATTCTATTACGATCCAATCGATTGCAAATGAGACAATCGAAAGTCGTGCAGGCGAAAGGATTATTGATCTAATTGTTCCTGGGTCTAGTGTTGGTTCATTCCTAGACTTCGGTACTATTCTCACTGACGGTGAGCAGACTCCCTCTACTGTCGGACTTGACTGGGGTGAGATTCTTACCAATCAGACAGATTATCCATTCGGTCTGTTCCCAATTGGTGGTACTGCTAAACAAGTATTCACTCCCAACTTTATTGGTTCAGGTGTACTGTTCTCGTTTGGAGAGGGTATTGGTAGAACCAAACCAAGATGGATTGCCTTTGTTCAGATTGGAATCTCTGGTGTTGCGAAGACAAACTTCAGTCTTCTTCACAAGGGTTCAGGCAATCTATTCAGCTTTAATAACGGCGAAGATAGCAGAGCATATGCATACAGCGGTTCAGGTGCCCTCTATGCCATCTCTGGTGCTTCCGAATCAGTTGGTGCTGACTATCCCGACTCTACAGCGTTGCTGCCTATTGCAGGCGTTGCTAGGGTCAGCTTTGCACCTAACTGGAATGGTGCAGGTGTTGCAACTCTTACAGGTGCATCAGTCGAGAGACAGACTGATAGCTACCAAGGTTCTGGAACTCTATTCAACTTCGAGACTGCTGGTGAGTCAATTACATATCATTATAGCAGCACATCCAATGCGATATTCAACTATCGTGATTATGGATCGGTCGATGATACACCGATCAATTCTATTACGATCCAGTCTATTGCTAATGAGACTATTGAGAGTCGTAAAGACGATCGAATTATTGATCTAATTGTTTCTGGATCTAGTGTTGGTCAGTTCCTAGATTCTGGTTTCATTCTTCTCAACGGCGAGAGTGCTCCACAAACTATCAGAGAAGATTATGGATCCATTATGGAATCCATCTCCCGATATGCAATGGGAGACTTCTTGTTTGAGGGCGAAGCAGATCTTGCAAGAACACGCACTCACATCGGAACTGGTAGTCTATTTGCATTCGTTGAAGGTCGCGGTAGAACCAAACCAAGATGGATTGCTAATATCCAAATTGAAGTTACTGGTAAAGGTGATACACCTAGAGCAAGAAGCTTTGTTGGAGAAGGCGTACTATTCAACCTCAACAATGGAGAAGATAGGAGATCATATGTATACAATGGTTCTGGTGCCCTCTATGCCATCTCTGGTGCTTCTGAATCGGTTGGTGCTGATTATCCCGACTCTACAGCGTTACTACCTCTTACAGGCGATGCTAGGGTCAGCTTCACGCCTAACTGGAATGGCACAGGTATTGCGACTCTCACAGGTACATCAGTTGAGAGACAGACCGATCATTACAAAGGATCGGGAACTCTATTCAACTTCGAGACTGCTGACGAGAAAGTCACATATCATTACAGCAGTACATCTAATGATATCTTTGAATATCGCAACTATGGTTCCGTTGCAGATACTCCAATTGAATCTATTACGATTCAATCTATTGCTAATGAAACCATTGAGAGTCGCAAGGACGACAGAATTATTGATCTAGTAGTAGGTGGTTCTACTTCTGGATCTTATCTGAATTATGGATTCATTCTTCTCGATGGTGAAGATGCTCCCGAGACTGTCAGAGAAGATTATGGTTCTATCATGGAATCCATCTCCCGCTACGCGATGGGAGACTTCCTGGTTGAAGGTGAAGCAGCAACAACCAGAGCACGTACTTATATTGGTTCTGGTGACATTAAGGTTAATGTCTCCACTATCGTCACCGTTCCACCGAAGTTCCTCGGATATGTAGTTGTCGATGTTACTGGCGACGTTGTAGATAGCGTTACCAAAACATTCAATGGTTCTGGTGATCTATTCAACTTTGTATCCTCTGACGAGAGTCGTACCTTTGGATATCAATCCACTGGAACTCTATATGCAGTTAATGGTGCTGCTGAAGTCTTTGGTGCTAACCCACCAGATATCACAACAAATCTACAAGTCAGTGGATCTGCAGCTGTTGCATTCGTTCCTAACTGGAATGGATCTGGTAACGTATCCATCTTCGGTCAACTGGTCGAACGTGCAGCAGTCAATCCTCCTGCTGATGGAAATCTGTTCGGATTCTCCAATGCTGACGATAGAAGAACATACAGCTACAACCAATCTTCTACCGATCTCTACGTTGATGTAGATTACGGATTCGTTGCTTCGCCTGTCATTGACTCTTGGGTCATTGCCAACCATGCATCCAAAGTCATTGAAGACTATAAGGATGACAAACTCTTTGATCTGGTCGAGAGTGGTGGCGGAGACTTCATTGATTATGGATTCATCGAGACTGCTAATCTCGCTGGTCTTCCTGGTGCAAACAATCTTCCAGATGCAACAGAAGATTATGGCACAATCATCGATCCTCAATACGAGAGATCGATCTACCCAATGGGTCATCTGTTCAAGTTCTCTGGACTTTCAGGTGGAGTCAAGGTTGTTATCAATCTGCGTCACATCGCAGTTCTTACTAAACCAACCCTCAAATTTAGTGGCGAAGCTTCAATTCGTCTTCCCAACGTCCACAGTGGGTCTGGAGTTCTATTCGCAACTACTGGTACTGCTTACGCAGAAAGAGTATCCTTCAGTCCAGATAATCTTACTGGTCTATTCGACTTTGTTGGATTTGCTGCAACCAGAAGAATTCCCAACTTCAATGGTGGTGGTACTATTACATTGGATGGTGCATCCAGCAGTGCAGTTGCATTCGCAGGATTCCAAGAGAACACTATCGTTCTACGTGGTATTGCTGGTCAGAAATACTTACCATCCTACGCTGGATCTGGATTTATCTCTACCTTGTCAGGAGCTGCAGAAGCAGTTACTGCAAGTCCAGATGATCTATTCGGTCTGTTTGACTTTGTTGGAACAGCAGCAGAGAAAGCAACCGCAGCATACGATGGATCTGGTTCACTGTTTGGACTATCTGGTGCAGTCGAAGCAGTTGCTTTTGCAGAAGAGAAGAGAAATCTTATCAAGGTCAGCGGCAACGCTGCCGAGAGATTCATCCCGAACTTCAATGGTTCTGGTACTATCTCTGCATTGTCTGGTGCTGCCGAGTCTTCCACAGCAAGTCCAGATCCATTCTTTACCCTGTTCGACTTTACTGGTCGTGGATCAGTCAGAGCAACAGTTGCCGAGTCTGGTCTTGCAATACTCACTATATCTGGAACAACCGAACCAGAAATCCTCACGTTTGCAGAGCAACCATTTGGTACTGCAACAATCTCTGGTCAAGCTGGCGAAGTATTTGTTCCCAGTTATGTTGGTTTTGGTCGAATCGCAGCACTGTCTGGAGCAGCAGAATCCCTTACTGCCAATCCTCTGGAGAGACAACTTCTGTTCTCCATGGGTGGTATTGCAGAAGAAAGATTTACTGCAGCACCTCCAGTCAAAGGAACAGAGATCAAGCTTCAGGGCGAGATTGCTACTCCTCTACGTACATTCGCAGAACAACCATTCGGGGTTGTTCCTGTCAGTGGTATTGCAGACGAAAGATTTGTCGATGTATATGGTGGATTCGGTACTCTATTCTCTGGAGGATTCACTTCAGAATCCATCACATTCAAGATTCCTCCAGTCAGAGATGGAGACATTCTCTTCCGTGGATCTGCAGTCGAAGCGATTGGATTCAATCCTCCAGATATTACAACACATGTCATTCTCTCTGGAGAGATTGCTACTCCTCTACGTACATTTGCAGAACAACCAACAGTTCGCATTGTTGTCGGCGGTACAGCGGTCGAAAGACAAACCGACGCATATCTCGGAACTGGTGCTATCTTCTCCAATGGATTCACTTCCGAGTCTATTACCAAGAGACTTCCAGAGTTCACAGCTCATCTCAATGTTACTGGTCTTGCAGAAGAGAAAGCAACATTCAGAGAGATCTTCTTTGGTTCCCTCTTCAAATTCAGAGGATCTGCGGGTCGAGCACTACTCACGTTTGCAGAGCAACCACAGACTCTATCCAAGATTAGTGGTGTTGCTGCTACCACAAGAGCAAGAGACTTTGTTGGCGATGGCAACATTGCAACTCTGTCTGGTGCTGCAGAAGCAGCCACCTTCAATCCTCTGGAAAGAGATCTACTCTTCGATGTTACAGGCATCGCTACAGAGAGAAGAACCAATGCGTTTGTTGGTACTGGTCAGATCAGAATCTATCCAGAAGCAGCAGATATCAGGTTCACTCCGAACTGGAATGTCGAAGGTGTTATTCCTGTCAGTGGTACTGCAGTCGAGCGTGTCGCAAGAGACGAAGTTGTACGTGTCCTCATCGGTACATTCTCTGGTGCTGCCGAAGCTGTCACGTTCAACCCACTGGAGAAAGATGCACTCTTCTCCTTTACTGGTCGTGCAACTATTGCTTCTGCAGTATCGGAAGTCAAGAGAGTCGAACTGGCACTATTTGCAGAACCAGTTACAGTTCATGTTGTCGCTGTTCCTCCTGCTGGCGAAGGCACTGCAATCATCAGTGGTGTTGGCGTCGAAAGATCTGCAAGAGACTATATCGGTCAGATCAACATTGGTACATTCTCTGGTGCAGCAGAATCCCTTACTGTCAATCCTCTGGAGAGACAGCTTCTATTCTCTGCATCTGGTATTGCAACCTTACGTTCTACTCGTGCTTACGTTGGAACTGGTTCTCTATTCGCACTCAATGGTGCATCGGAATCCAGAGCAGTTACACCACCAGCAGAAGGTCTCTACGATATTGTTGGCGAAGCGAACATTGCCATCGCCCTCTCTCATGTTGGCGAAGGCAACCTATTCAGTTTCGTTACGAGCGAAGAGAAAGTTGCATACGACTATGTTGGAGAACAAGTTCTCTTCACTCTTTCTGGAGAAGCAACCGAAAGAATTGCCAATGCAGAAACTTTCTTTGGTTCTATCTTCTCGTTCTCTGGAGCAGCAGAAAGAGTTGCTTACGTACCAAGTCTGCTTGCAGATGTCAATCTTTCTGGTGTTGCTGCTACACCAAGAGCAAGAGCATTTGCTGGATCTGGAGATCTATATGCATTCGCCAATGCAGCAGAATCCAGAACAATTACTTACGAGAACGTCGCAATCTTCGACTTCCTCGGTCAGGTCAAACCTGCTATCACCAAGGCATATGTTGGCGAAGCAGAGATCAAGATTTCTGGAGAAGCACAAGAATCTTTCAACAAAGCACCTTACTCTGGTCAGACAGAAATTCAACTCTCTGGTATTGCAGCCGAGAGAACAACTGCCAACCCACCAGAAGAAGGAACAGAAATTGCAACCGATGGCGAAGCGAAAGTTCTTCGTTCCTTTGGTTACGAAGGATCTGGTCAAATCAAAGTCAATGTCGATACCATCATCGGCATTTCTCTACGTATCTTTGGTACTGGATCCATCAATGTCAGAGTACATTCCAGATACTTCCCACTACTCCAACACAGACCAGACGTTCACATCCTTCTTGAGGGTGCAGCAGCAACTGTCAAGATTGATGTTGCGCCAGCTCGTACATATGGATGGATTATCTGATGGTATAAATAACCTCGGTATCCTAAATTAATTTTAATGACTACCCAGGTACAATTTAGGCGTGGTACTACTGCCGAACATGCTCACTTTGCGGGAGCGCAGGGTGAGTTAACAATTGATACTGATAAAAATATGGCGGTTGTCCATGATGGGACAACTAATGGTGGATTTGATGTTTTTCGTGCAAGGTGGGAGTATTTAAATACAAGTGTTACACTCGGAACAAGTCTTCGATATCTCGTAGACACATCAGGAGGACCACTAAACCTAACCCTGCCGCTATATAATAATCAATTGGTTCCTAAAGCAGGAGACACGTTGGAGTTCATTGATATTAATTTTTCATGGGATACAAATAATGTAACAATCGTCGATCCAATTGGCAGACAATTCCAAAATACATTTGGAGTTGTTTCCAGTCCTTTAGTATTTGACTTGAAAGGAGCGAGAGTGCAACTAATTTGGGACGGTAACTACTGGAGAGTAATTGTATGACAATGTTTATTAGCGACAGCTATCAACAACAAGGTGGTGGGGGGACATCTGTATCTTCCAATAATTACACCCTTGGCAACGACTTTAGTATTCATGCTCTACGCAGGGATGCTGATGGAATGCTACGTTACACCAAAATTAGAAGTATTGATGACGAGACAGGTGATTTCTTTCGTTTAGATGGAAGTTCCTATCTAGATATTGCAACTGGTGCATATGACTACGTAGAAGAAACTACGGAAGAGAAGTCATATTCAAATAATCCGCAAGATAAATACCAACAGTATAGATTTGATAGTCGCAAGATTAGCTATTTTGTTGATGATGACGGATACTTTGTAATTCGTTTCAATGAAAATTATGATTATTCCACCGAAGGACCCAAATAATAAGGCAGCATAAACATGGCAGATTTCAGATTAGGCAGACTTAAGTTTAATTGGAGGGGCGATTGGCAAGTCGCAACTGCATACGTTATCGATGATATCGTAAAGTTTGGCGCAAACACCTATGTTTGTGTTTCCAACCATACGTCGGTATCAAACGAAGCGCAGTGGTATTCGGGCGATGGCGCTAGATGGCAAGTCCATACCGAAGGCATTTTCAATCGTGGAGATTGGGCAGATGCAACCTTCTACAGATTAAACGATATCGTAAAGTACGGTAACGATCAGTATCGTGTAATCGTTGCCCATACTTCCGATGGCACATTTGCATCAGCAAACTTCATCTCTTATGTCAACGGACTTAAGTTTGAAGATTCCTGGGACACCAACACCGAGTATCAATCTGGTGACATCGTAACCTTTGGTGGTTATTCTTATGTCGCTCTTGAAACCTCTACTGGGTCAGCACCAAATAATCTTGGCAGCAGCTGGGAAATTCTAACAACTGGTTTTAAAGTTGTTGGTACATGGAGTTCTTCAACAGCATACAAGCCTGGTGACGTTGTACTACTTGGTGGTAACTCATACGTTGCTAAAACAACTA